AGTGATGTTTGTACCATCAAAGGTGTTACCGCTATCCATCTCATAGATGTAAGTGGTTTGTCCAGACCCGTTGTTGTTGACGAACACAACAGTGTTCTCATATCTCCAAAAATCAGAAACAATGGGCTTGATACCTTGAATCAAAGACCAGAAGGTTTCTGCAGGATTAAGACTAACCTGAGAACCAGCAATTGCAATGGTATTTACTGGTGTAGTGGAATTGTTGTACTTAAACACACGGTATTGACCCTTACTAGGGATGAATACGCTAGGATAGAAGTTCTGACCGTTAGCCGAATCAGCAAGAAGAGTGTTTACTTCTGTCTTGATGGTGTTAGAAATAACACTAATTCCAAGACCGCTAGATTGATCAGAATCGGAAAGACGAGAGAGTCCTGTATCAGACAGGAACATCACGTCCCCGTTGATTTCTTGAATGGAAAGACCATCAACGCATCCTGTCTTTTCCGTTATTGCTGACAGGCTAAATTTATCTACGCTTGATCCAACAAGTCTAAAGATGTTGTAGCGGCAGAAAATAATTAGACTGTCTCTCAACGTCATCAAGCCAACGATGGTTCCTGGTACTGTGATCTGACCAGCACCTGCTGCGGCTGTATAGTCAAACTCATCGAAGGGAGCAGAGAAGTACAGCTTTGTGGGAGAAGCCCAGAACAAATGGTTCTTGTAATAAGAAGCAAACAACAAAGGCTCAGCGTCCGCTTGAATGATGTCGTATAGCTGTGTTACAGGCTCATAAGCTGTTGTAGTGAAGATTAAAGGATATTCTTCTCCCGCTGGATATGCAACATAGCTAGTTGCTCCTTTAGAATACTTAGCAGGCTTAATAGTAAAACTACTTAGCATTCTTCTTCTTCTTCTAACCCAAACAATAAGAGATTCATTTGCAGGGCTAGTAGGAAGAGATGGGTAAATTGTGAGAGTAGCTGTTCCATTTGCAGCAGAGTAAGATGCCACATTAGATATAACAAATAAGCTAGGAAAGTTACTTCCGCTTGTTTCTATCCAAAATGTATCTAGATATTCTGGACGTTGTTTAAGATTCTTAATTGTTAGAGTTGTTCCTGTCTGGCCTGCCCCATCTACTCTAGAATAAAAAAAGATACCAGAAGCATAATCACCAAGTGAGAGAAACAGAATCTCGTTAAGATTTCTTGTGATGTTTCCGTATTCATTTACAAGAATGAATCGATCATCAAATGTAAACAAAGATAACCCATCTAAAAGGAAAGAGTTTTGTTGAAGAAATATGTAGTGTCTTGCTGTCAAATTTGTAGTTAAGGCAGGAGTAAATGTAATAACAGCATGTGTATCCGCAGGAGAAGAAGGATCGTCAGTGATGGACGATACTGTGTACACAGTAGAAGAGCCTGATACAGTAAAAGTTATTGGTCCCTCACCGTTAAGATCTGCTAAGAAATACCACCCACCAACATTGATGGATGTAGCTCCAATAGAATAGGCTTGTCTTGTCCAAACAACGGGCAAAGAAGAAATAGGAGTGTTAGACCGCTTCGTATACCCATTAATACGTCTATATCCACCTTCAACAGAAGGCTCAAAGTTGATGAGTTCTCTAGCTGTCCCAGGCATCTGAGCAGATTGTGCCAATGTAGGCTGGTTTGTAACCAACCCACCTGTACAGCTAACAGCAAATGTTTCTACTCTATCAGCCATGCTCAACCCAATCTAGGACCAGCAATGTATCTCATGCTGGTAGGAAGATAGGTGGAAGAGAGATGCTCATATCTATTGATGAGGATTGTTCTCATTCTCTTCACGCCTTCTTCAAACTTACCCTTAGCCAGCGCTGCTGCTTGCTCATTGCTTCTGAACATGTAAGCATGATAGGCAGCACCATCCAACACAACGTGCTTAAATCTCTCAGGCACAAACGGAACATCTGTTGCATTCTCAAGATCGACAGGAATGCGGTAGTATTCGTAGACAACAGTGTAGGCTTCCTTGGGAGAAGGCGACACAATGTATTCCAACGAAGGAGCATGAATAACATACTTAGGAAGATTTCTAACGCTGGTATCAGCGGTGTATTCTTGGTCTACATACTGACGCAGATAGTCTTCATACGTCATCACCTCAAGCCGTTGTGTGTCGTTGCCAAAAGTGGTGTTCTCTTTGATACGGAAGCTGTCAAAGTCAATCTGAGCAGCATCAATGGGGAAAGCATAGCGGCTTATGCCAGCCGTCAACGACTCTTCAGTGGTGACATGGTTGAAGGGCCATTGCTGTTGGCTCTGGTTGACATCACGAAGAGAAGCATTGATAGCGTCCTTGCATTGGGCATACCAGCCCTTTGCAGAAGCAAACTGCCCTGACGTCAACTCCACCTCATTAAGCTTTCTATTGAGGGCATTGACAAGCTCTAGGAAGTTGTAAGCCATATCAGTTTTCCTTGATGTTCAGCTTGATGACACGCTCAACAATAGACCCACTGCTGTCAGTGATGCGGCAGTAGATTTTGTATTCCTTGTTCACTGTACCTAAACCAAGATTGATGGTAGCTACAGTGGTTGTATTAGTCTGAGAAACATTCTGCAAACCGTTGACAGAAACACCAGCACCAAAGGAGGTTTTAACGCCAGAAGCGTTATCAACAAACCAGGCTACAGAGGCAATAGTGACACCCGTGCCAAGCCATCTCGACCAGTCTACGCTGTAGTCAAGTGTTTCATCAGGGTCTTTGTTGGGCCATTTGTAAGACATAGCTATTCCTTAGCTGAGGTGTTATAGGAAGAAACAAGTTTCTTGTCAAGTGTCAGCATAAGCTCGGCGCTGCTCTGAAGAAGTTGTTCTATCTGGAGAAATATAGACAGTACGCGGCTGTGCTGCAATGTATGTGATGCGTTCTTCTCGGGCACCAACATAGACAGTGCGGCGTCTCTCATAAAGGGTTTTTACAGCCTCGTAGTCAAACTGCGTTGTTGTAACGGTGACAGAGTTTAAGAAGCTTGTCAGAGAAAAGCCAGTGGCATCTGTGACAGCAGCACCTTGAACAATGACAGACCCTAGCTGTAATGTACCGTTGACACCTGTCACAGCAAACGAAGCATTACCAATGATGTTTACAACACCAATGTTTCCGCTTGCTTGAACACCTACAACATCCTCTTGATGCCCAATGGTGATGGTTACAGACCCAACAGCACCTGTTGCTTCAACACCAGATACAGACACTGTTCTAGGCAACGAAACATCTACATTTCCTACGAAAGATGTAGCACTAACACCAGAGACAGTGAAGGAAGCTTCTGCGATAACAGAGACAACACCAACACTACCTGTGGCGCTTACACCAGATGCAGCATAATTAACCGATGTGTTTACAGCAACACTTCCAACAGAAGACGTAGCTGAGGTGCCTGTTGCATATACAAAGGTAGTGAAAATAACGACAACATCACCAACAGAGCCAACGGCAGAGACACCTGTAGCGCTTACGGAGACAGGGAAAGCAACAACAACGTTTCCTACAGAACCAACAGCTTCGTTTCCTGAAACGCTTACATTGGCTACTGTCGTTACAGCAACACTTCCTACAGAGCCTGTAGAGATAACTCCAGAAGCATTGACAGTGACGCCACCGCCAGCAGGGGCAGAGAACAACCAGCCAAGAGAGCCGTTGTTTGTTGAATTACTACCAGCGTACCAATCGCTCATTAGTAAGCCCTCACGCCTGTAACGACAAGGTAGTCCACGTTAGCAGCCGTGCCTGTGCCGGTGTGGATGAGTGTGCAAGGGCTGGAGGCAGAGGTTCCCTGGATGGTCAAGAGCCTTCCTGCTTCGCCTGCAGCAGTCCACTGGCTGACACGTTGTGTCGTTGTGCCCATGTTGATGGTGGTAGCACCTGTGGCCTTGTAGGTGTTGGTGATGTCCTTGAGCGTGTTGTTGCCGCTGATGGTGAGCGTACCTGCACCGCCTTGGTTAAGGGTGATGTTGGTGTAGGCTACGCCGCCGCCAGTAAATTGTTTAGCAGATGCAGATGTTAGGCTGATTGTGCCTGTGCCTGTGACGGTGAGGTTTGTTGGAGGATTTACGCTAAAACTAGACGCAGTAATAGTCCAATTACTTGATCCAATTGCTACAGTTCTTTGTGTTGCGTAGCCGCTATCAAATGTTGAAAGTACCACGTTAAAGTTAGCAGAATTAAACGTACCACTAATAACAGTAAGACTAACAGCACTTGTACCTGTAAAAGCATCTTGCAAAGTCAAGGAGCCGCTTGGACTATTAACTGTCACATTTTGCGTAAACGTCTTTCCCGCACTTGCAATCGTTTGGCTTCCACGGCCTGCAAACGTAATCGTTCCCGTACCGCTCAGCGTCGTCCCGGTGCCATTGACCCAGTTGCCATAGATTGCAGGCGCTGCAGACCCCGTCGCCAGCGTCATCGTATTAGCCGTCCTAGCCGACATGTCGATGGTGCCGATGTTGTAGCTCTGGTTGACGGTAACGGTGGCGCCGCTGTTCAGCCCCGTGGCTTCAAAGAAACAGGTGTCCTGTGCCAATGGGAAGTTGTTGATGGCTGGGGTGCCTCCGCTGCTTGTGGCCCAACCCGTTGCAGACCAATTGCCGCCAGCCGCAAGGTTCCAATACTTGTTAGCCGCAGCCGTGAACGTGATGCCGCTGTTGCCCTTGCAGTCTCCAATCCGCGTACCAGAGGCTGGCGCAGCAGCACCAGCGATGGTGACGTCGCGGAAGTCTACGTCGGTCATGCTCACAGCAGCGGCTGTGATGGTGCGGGTGGTGCCGATGGTGTCGCTGCGGCAGAAGTGCCGCATGGTGGCGTCAGTACCTGCGGAGAAGGTGAGCGTGCCTGTGACGGTTTGGTTGGCTGTAAGGGAGATGTTCTTCAGGCCAGCAGAGGTGATTCCAGTGAAGGACAAGTTGTTGAAGCTGTTGGCTCCGTTGAGGGTAAAGGAGCCTCCGCCGGTGTTAGTAAAGGCTACATTGTAGAAGGTTTGGTTGTTACCATTAAATTGACCAGACGAAGTAGAAGAAGACAGATTAATTTGTGAGGTGCTTGCAGTGACCGTAAGATTGGCGCGGTTGGTTTCAGTTGTTCCAAAATTGATTGGCGTAGAAAGTGAAAGCGTGGTTGTTCCAGTATCAAAATCAATTGTTCTGGAATTTCCATTGTCTGAAGATATTTGTGCCGCAGTTAGATTATAGGTTGCAAGGTCAATTGATCCACTGGTAACCGTCAGCGCCGACGTCTCTATATTCAGCGCACTACCAAGACTCCACCCGCAGTCCACACCATTAACCGCTATTGCACTTGCAAGCGTCACCCCATTCGTCGTAAACGTCAACCCCGTTGAATTGCTAGACAGCGTGATAGCGCCCGTATACGTCCGCGTCAGCCCCGTCGCAGGCAGCGTCACATTGCCGTGGATGCCTACCATCGCCGTAGACCCAGCCAATGTCACATTCCCAGACGCAGGGCCAGCAATGGTCAACGCCTTCATCCTAACGCCGCCAGTGACAGCGTCCACCGTAGCTGTGTAGGCGGTGGCGTTGGAGGCTGAGTTGAACACCACATCGTCATGACTGCGCGGAACAGAGGCCCCAGAAGCCCCGCCAGACGACGTAGACCAACGTGCTGTGTCGCTCCAGTTGCCTGTGCCGCCAACCCAGTAGCGTGTGCTGTCAGCAGGTTTGGCTGTCAGATAGACCGGAGCAACCGCAGCAGTTGCCGTGCTGTTGGCTCCCGCGTAGAACTCACCGGGGCTTGTGGCTGCGAAGCCGATGCTACCCATAGCGAGGTAGTCAATACCGGTGGTGCAGGCTCCTACGAGGCTGTGGCTGGTACCAGTGCCGGTCAGGGTGACGACGTTGCCTGCGGTGCCTGTCACCGTCCATTTGCCGAAGGTTTGCGTTGTGGTGCCAAGGGCAATCGTGTGAGCTACGGTCTTGGTGCTGGCGAGTTCGGTGAATTGGTTGTTGCCGGAAATGGTGAGGGTGGAGATGCCGGTAGCGGGTCCAATAGTAAGTTTGTTGTAAGATAGGCCGTTACCGGCAAAGGTTCTGGCAGTAGTGCTGGCGTTGGATGTAACAATATCGGCGGCGCCTTTATAAAAGGCCGTAGGCGTTCCCATGTTCCAGATAGTGCCGGTTCCGCCTAATGTCCAAGTTCCCGAGCCCATTCTAAGCGTTCCGCCAGTAAGCGCGAACAACCCTATTGTGACGTTATATGTAGCGGCATCAAACGTACCGCTAGTTAACGTAATAGTTCTGGCTATATTGGTAGAAATGGCATCAGCAAGTTGAACTGTACCCGATACAGAGTCAATTATTATTGAGCTTCCAAATAGCGTTCCTGCGCTAGTAATGGTTTGCGTTCCACGTTTTGAAAACGTGTAAGAGCCAGTTTGCGAGCTTGAACTCAAGGTTCCCCACAGCCAATTTCCATACACAACTGGATTATTTGTGCTTGTGCTCAGAGATCCTCCAGATGTCCGCGCAGAGGCATCCATTGTTCCTATGTTCCAGGCAGTATTAATCGTCACCGTTCCTATGGAGCCAGCGTTGTCAAACACCGCCGTGTCCTGAGCCAGCGGGAACTGATTAATGTCAGGCGTGCCGCCAGAGCCCGGTGCCCAGCCCGTTGCAGACCAGTTCTGAGTCCCTGCAAGGTTCCAATAGACAGTCTTCGCTGCAGGAAACGTGATGCCGCTGTTGCCACCGCAGTCGCCTGCACGGGTCGGAGAAGACCCGGCAGCAGTCCCTGTGATGGCGATGTCTCTAAAGTCGCAGTCGGTGGCGCTGAGCGTGCCTACGCTGAGCGTGCGTTGGGTGCCAAGGGTGTCAGAGCGGACGAAGATGCGACGGACGGGGGTGGCCCCGGCGACGGTGAGGGTGCCGGTGATGGTTTGGTTGGCGCTAAGACGTATTTGTACTAGCCCCGCAGCGGCGGGAGCCGAAATAGTAAGGTTAGTAAAGGTGTTTGCGCCTGCTATTTCAGCCGAAATTAGATTGTTTGTTCCAGTAAAAGAAACATTGTAAAAGGTATTATTTCCCCCTAGAAAAATTCTACCAGTAGACTCTCCTGAGCATGTAATCTGAGATGTGCTAGCGTTGAATGTTAAATTTTCTCCACCAAACTGAATGGCGTCTGACGCAGAAGACAATGTTACCGTGCTGCTGCCAAAGCTAATTGATCTCACGGTGCTACTGGCAGATGTTACTCTACTAGCAGTAATATTATTGTTTTTGGTATCAAAATTACCGTTATTGACAGTGATGGCGTTTAAACCAATGTTTAGCGGGTCAAAAAGCTCAACAGAACCACCGTAGGTATCGACGGTGATTGGACAAGTAAACGTTTTTCCTGCACTGGTAATGGTCTGTGTGTTTCGCCCAGAGTACGTTAACGTGCCCCCGCCAGCAAACGTTATACCAGATCCATTTTTCCAGTCACCATAAATGGTCTGGTTTGTACTAATAGACAGCGTCATGGCGCTTGTGCGGCCAGACATATCCACCGTACCCGTATAAGGCACGGCAGAGTTCATCGTGATAGTGCCCGTCACCGACCCGGCGTTGGTGAACGTAGCTGTGTCTTGCGCCAGCGGGAAGAAATTATCGGACGGTGTTCCGGTAGAAGTGTCAGACCAGCCGGTAGCGCTCCAGTTCTGTGCGCCAGCAAGGTTCCAGTACACCGTTTTTGGTGTGCTGAACGTGATGCCTCTGCAGCCCCTGAGGTCGCCTACCCTGGTGCCGCTGATGGGCGCTGCTGTGCCGATGACGTAGATGTCTCTGAAGTCAGCGTCGGTCAGGCTAGGGGCGCTATTGATGGTGAGGGTTTGGGCAAGGCCGTAGGTAGTTCCACGGAACCAGACACGCCGGTTGCCTGCGGTGCCTGTCGTTGACAGGGTGCCGCTGATGGTGCATCTTGCGGGGAAAGCTATTTGCACCACACCAGCAGCGGCGGGGCCAGTTACGGCTATGTTATTAAATGTTGTCCCATCTGGAGACTGCGGAAATGTCCTTGTTCCGGTGGTCGCAGTGCTGGTAAAACTTACATTGTAAAAAGTAAGCGATCCAGAAGCTATATCAAAAGCAGAGCCACCGCTAGAAAAAATAATCGTAGAAGTACCGGCGTTGAGTGTCAGGTTCGTAGTATTTCCAGATTGCCACGCAACTCCGTTATTAGCTAAAGTTATTTGACTAGTACCAAAATTTATAGTTCTTGCAGATACACTAGACGTATTAAAAACATTTGCAGAAATATCAAAGTTTGCTGTTGTGAACGTGCCTTCAAGAACTGTCAGCGTATTGCTGCCAATATTCAACGGGTCGCCCAACGTCACAGTGATGCCACTGCCGCTGATCGTCACAGGCCCCAACGTCTTGCCTGCGCTAGTCAATGTTCCCGTACCGTTAAACGTGGTTGTTCCGGCATAAGTCAACGTCATCCCGGCAACAAGCGTGAGGGAGCCCGAGATTGTCAACGCAGGCGTAGCCGTACCTGCCAACGTTGCGGTGTAGCCGGTGCAGTTGATCGACTTAGCGACACGGGAGCCAGATACAGTGCAGGTCAAAGATGTGCCATCAAAGAACACATCATCTGCTGCCGTAGGCACAGCAGCGCCCCCAGCGCCGCCTACCGTAGCCGCCCACTTCGTGCCTGCTGTGGCGTCCCAAAGATCGGTTGCAAGCCCTCGCCAAAAGCGGTCGGCCATGTCACACCCTCACATAGCGGACGCCATCGATCTCGATGTACTCGGGCGCAGGTTCCTCTATTACAGGTGCAGGCTCTTCCACGGGTTCTGCAGGCGGGGCGGTGACGATGGCGATCCAGTTGTCCACCCGCTGCTGCTTCATGGCCTGGATCTCCTCTACACTGAAACCATGCCCATCAGGAAGATGAAGAGCGTCTCTGAAAACGCCATGCGGTGTGTCAAATTCAAAATCAATCTTCATCTCTATTCCTTAGGCAATACGAATCAATGCGTTAGATGCATCAGCCGTTGGCATCACAATGGTGAAGTCGCCGTTGGTGCTGCTCTTGTCTGTGCTGAAATCAAGGACAGCAATGGCTCTATTGCTCTTGCTGCTGTTATAGATGAGAGCACCTCTAGCAGTGATGGTTGATGCAGACCAAGTAGTGTCAGCAAAGTCAACAATGGCTGTCGAGCCGCTTAGAGAAATAACAGGGCTAGTTAGAGTGTTCCCGCCTGCTGTATAGCCTGTGCTACCCGTCACCTCATTGGTGGTTGAATAAGCCGTTGTAGAAGCACTAAGCGTGGCGCTGCTTGTGTACAAGGCAATCTTGATGACATCAGTGTCAAGGTCATGTGTGCCTCCAAGAAGCTCTGTCTTGAAAGAGTTGCACATTGCTTGTGTAATAGGCATGATAGTTCCTCATGAAAAAGGAGAGGAAAGACAACAACGTTGTCTTCTCCTCTCCCTAAGCTGGCTTAGATGACGTCAGTGTCAACGATGCCAGGAGCAGGCTTAGCGCCAATGTCACACATCACAGCCCACACACGAACCTTACCACCCGTCGGGGCAGTGGTAGCAGTGGCGATGAGCAGGTCGATGGTGTCAGCCGTGCCAACAATCAGCGGCTGAAACGCAGCAGCGTTCTGGGCATAAGCACCAGCAGCAGCGGCGTCGAGGTCAAAGCCATCAACAAAGTTGTCAGGCTCAGTAGTTGTGATGCCGAGGTCAACGGTGGTGTCCGAGGACTCACCAGTGGCAACGGTAATCACTTGCAGACCAGCGTTAATCACCATCGTGTTAGCCGGGACATCGATAACTTCGATGACATCAGCAGCAGCCAGAGCAGAGCCCTTAGCCGTAGCAGCAACAGCAAAGTCAATCGTCTTTTCAACGAAATACGGAATATTGGTGAGCGACCGCACAGGACGCGGGGCACCACCAAGACCGTTGGAGAGATCAATAGTAGCCATTTAGGTTCCTTTCAGATTTGTGAGAGAAAAGGGAAGGACTAGCCTTCCCTGTCTCATTAGGCGACGTTGTACTTAGCCGTTGTGATAGCCTCAGGCTTCAGCACTTTTCTTCCATAGAGGTGCATACCACGAACGATGTCAGCGAAGCTGTCAGGATCACGATAGGTTTCCACCTTGTTGATCTGCTCAGCCGAAGCCACAGCGCTGTCATGACCAGCCACAATGATGCCGTAGTCGGTGTTCTGATTGGTGGTGCCAACAGTGCCCGGACCAGTACCAACCTTAGGCAGGTTGTTGCTGACATAGACGCTGAAGCCGTGCAGGTTACGCACAACCAGACCGTTCTGCAGACCAGAGCCGCCGAAGTCTGCATTCAGAAGACGCGAGTCTTCATCCTTCAGCATTTCAACGAACACCGGATCGACAACGAGCCAACGGCCAGTGGTGTCAACGTTCTGCTGGTCAAGCAGACGCGACATACGAGCAACAATCATCAGCGGCGAAGCCGTCGTGGTCCCAAGGCCGGTAGCGCCGGGGAAACGAGGAGCCACCGGAATCGAGTTGTTCGTACCCGGCGAAGTGATATGACCGAAGTCTTCCTTCGTCAGCTTCATCGACGACAGCAATTCGTCCGAGCCAGCAGACGAGTTAGCCTTAGTACCAGGGAAGGTAGTGCGGGCCGTGTCAGCACTGCCGTGCAGAACAGACTGCTCAAAACCAGCGAGGTAGCCAAGAACGTCTTGGTCGAACTGGTCACGAAGACGATAAGCAGCACGATCAGAGGCCAGCGAGAGCCAGTTGATGTGCGACTGAGCGGCTTCGATGTCGTCCAGCTTGAACGCGAAGTAGTTAGCCTTGTCAACGACGAGCGTGAAATCACTGTCTTCGAGGTCTTGTGCCGTGATTTGCGTGCCACGAGCGTATTGACGCACCGACACTTCCGGCTCAAGAATAATCTTGACAGCATCGCCCATCGATGAGATTTCACCGAAGTAATCACTGTTGGTGATGGCTTGAGCGACAGACGACTTTCTGAAGGCCAATTGGACCTTCTTGGAATAGATAATGGGACTCCAGTTCCCATTGGGCAGATTACCATACCCAGAAGCACTTGCAAACGCCATTTTGTTTCTCCTTTATGGCTTGAAAGCACAACCAACTTAGCAAGGGCCTTTCTAACTAGGTGGACACTGGATAGCGCTCATGACCCGCTATACAGTATCGGCTATATCGATTGGGTAGTTCTTGTTTTTGCTGTGTTGTGACACAGAATAAGGCTAGACCACTTGTGTGGACAGAGGTAGACACCCTTTTCGCCCTAAAACGCAGACGCTGTTAAATCACATCAGCATCGTTTTGTCAATAGCTATCGTGCTGCACCAGACAGATCAAAGACAATCTTACCTGCCCGTCGAGCTTTTTCAATGTCTTCCATCTTAGCTTCAAACTCCTTGTCAGACATCTTGTTAATTTGGCTTTCATAGAAGACACCTTCAGTATTCTCAACAGAAGGGGAAGAGCGCCCTTGACGAGTGTTTACAGCCATAGCTGCATCCTTTGGATCGGCCTTCCTAGCCCTAGCAATGCCCTTGTCAGCCTTATACAGGTCGATAGCCCGTGCCGCAGCCCTAGCATCGTTATCGTTCTCATACAGGGCTTGCTGGACCCATTTAGGTTGTTGCTCAACCCAATCGTGGAAGGCATCATCTTCCTTAATCTTGTCGAAGTCAGGATGAAGAGCCATCAATTCAGCCTCAGCCTTGCTGCGCTGAGCCTGATGTTCCATTTCATCCACCTTTTTCATACGCTCTTCCAGCGACTGAGACTGTTCCTTAGCTTTCTTGATAGCAATGGTTTCTACAATCTTGTAGACGTCAGGATACTGCTCAGCCCAAGCATTGAGTTCTACTTCACTCTTTGGAAGCTTGATTTCCTTCTTAGTAGCTGCATCAAGCTGGTTTTTAAGAGCATCAATCTGGCTCTTCAGTTCTGTCTCAATCTTCTGCGTATGACGACGCAAATCACCATAGCGCTTCTTAAAGGTCTTCTCTTCAGCGCTTGTTGGCTCTACTTCTTCTTCATTTGTTTGTGGCTTTTCTGAAGCACTTTCAAACTGTTTCTTCAGAGTTTCAAGGTCTTCTTCGTCTTGCTTAATCCTATCTTCATTGCTGTTTCGACGCATAGAGAAAGGTACAGCCTTCACCTGAACAGGTGTAGCAACAGCTTCAGTCATCTCGTTTCCTTTTAGAATGGGGCTATCTGTGGCAGGCTATGTTGCCTGGGAAATAGGTAGCCAATACGCGACTTGTTGTTTCTTAGCTAGTTAGGTCGCTCCAGAGCTAGCTTGTTTTATTGTACGCTATTTAGAAGCAGCAATGCCTTTGCCACGCTTCTTCTTTGCTGGGTATTGGCGACGATTGACTAGACCACCTTCAGCGTATTCACCACCGAACCCCATAGTATCGCCGCCGCCTGTGGTTCCACCAACACCGCCATAATCACCACCACCGCCGCCAGAGCCAGCAGCTTCTGCTTGTGATGCCTGAGCAGCCTGTGCAGCCTGTTGTCCTGCAGCGGCTGCTTCTGCAGCGCTCTTTCCACCAATGATGGCATTAGCTGCAGCCTGTGCTGCTGCTCCAATAGCACTCTGAGAATAGCCTGCAGAAGCAGCAGCAGAAGCAGCAGCGGCTCCAGCAGAAGCGGCAGCACCGCCTGTACCACCTGTACCCGATGTTGCAGCAGGACCACCAAGGTTGGCAGACAAGCTATCTAGCGCGGAAGAAGCTGCCGCTCTTCCTGCTGTTGTATTAGGATCAACACCAAGCTCTTGAGCCATTGCGTTGATGTTTGCTGCGCCTGCTGCTCTGCCAGAAACGCCAGACAAGTAGCCAGCAATTTGGTCTGCTTTTGAAACCGCAAATCCCATACCAGGAATACCTAAGAAAGCACCAACAGCAGCAGCACCCTTCACTGCGTTAGAAGACACCTGAGCGCCCATATCTAAGTCAGACAACTGAAGAGACCCACCTGGTCCTGTTCCTCGGACACCACCAGCATCTGTTCCTCTGCCATCAATGTTGGTTGTGTCAGCAACAGAAGTTGTCGCTGCCTTAGAAGCTGTCTTAGCTTCGTCAGCAGCTAAGCCCACCTTCTGTGCTTCTTCCTGAGCCACTTGCTTGAAACCCTCAGGAATGGGTGTCATAGGCTTGCCATTGATGTGGGTGATGTACATCACTGCACCGTCTTTGTCTCTCTTGTAATAACGGACATCAAAGATAGGGTTCTTAGGAGCTTTGGTTAAATCAGTGCCGCTTTTGATAAAGCCACCAGCAGCCATCATCGTCTCTGTCTGATCGTTGACATCGCCTTTCTCGCTCTCAATCTCGCCTAAGATGTCATCAATCTCGCTCTCAAAGTCGTCGTCTTCATAGGTGCTGTTGGACTCTTCACCAACCTCTTCAGCATTACCCATCTGACCAATCTGAGACATGCGCTCAAGGCCCTTCTTAGCCTCATCACGCATCTTCATCAGACGTTCAAGACCAATAAAGCGGACAACATCAGCAGGGATGACAAACTCACCCGGCGACAGCTTAGCGTCTACATCGTCCCTCACTTCTTCAGGAAGAGACCCTGTAGGCACTTCGTTGCCGCTAACGGGGTCAACGTTCATACCGCCGTCTTGGAAGCCTTTGATAGTTGGTTTCATCATTCCACCTTTTGCCATTTTAACTTCCTCATTCTTTACTTCGCCCCAGCCAATCAATCTTTCTTCGGGAAGAACAACACCTCTACGCATAAGAGATTGTGCTTTCATCTTAGACTGCTGTGCTTGTATACGAGCTTCTTTTTCTCTTGCAAGTTTTTCTTCGTATGCAGCATCAGAAACTGCCTTTTGCTCTGGCGTTAAAGTACCAGAAGCAAGAGGTGATGGCGTAAGTCCCGGAGGAAGCAACGCTTCTCCGACTTCAGAAGCAACTTCACTAGCTTTGGTAGACCCCATTCCAAATAAAGAAGCAAGACCAGCAAGTTTGCCTACCTTTGTACCCATCGGCTTTGGTTTTACTTCAGTAATTTTGTTCCCAAAATGGATATATCTTCCTGAATCTCCTGTCTTACTTTCGCTTGCATAAACTTCAACAGGAGATAATCCTACTTCAGGCTTTGTCTTATAGTCAACAATAGCTAATGTTGACCCTGCTTTACGTGGTCCATAATCTTCCAACAATTCAAGTTTTGCTTTGCCTGTAGGTTTTCCTTCCTTATCTAAAACAGGAATAAACCGAGTTGCCATGTCTGGGTTCTGGAAAAGACCGGCAATTCTATTCACAGAATCCTCTGACATAAATACAGTTTTTCCCGATCTTGGCTGAATTCCTGTAGATTTATCTGTATGCTTTTCGCTACTACGATTTCTTGTTGTAGTGTTATCTTTATAGTAAGCGTATGTTGATCCTCTTCCTGTTCTAAACAACAATTCAATGTCTTCAGAGCCGGGGAGCTTTAATAGAGACTCATAGTCCATTACTTTTTCTCCTGAGCATTTTGTATCTCTTCCTTCAATTGCTTTAGCCGTTTCAACGACGTAATAGATCCCTGTGCTCTATACACCTCTACCATGTTGTCTGTCTGTTCCATCTGCTTTCGTTGTAGCTCAATAGAATAGTTGAGCATGTCATCAAAGGCTTCCCAGAGTAGAGGAGACGTCATAGGAACCATTCGTTTAAGCCAAGGCTTTTCCTTCATTGCATTGCCATCCCTTGCGGAGCCTGAGGAGCAGCACTGAAGCCTTGCTCACCCGGACGAGCAGCAGCACCAACACCAATGTTGCCACCACCACCACCTGTCATGTCAGAAACAGGAGGTGCTCCACCGGGCTGTGGTGCTCCTTCAGCAGGTGCCGCTGGTGCAGGAGGCGGTGCCATCTTCTGCAGAACAAAGGCTTGCTTAGCGGCTTCATCCATGTTGTTAGACACAAGATCAGGATCAAGGTCCATGCTCTTAGCAATCTCACGAACAATATAAGGCAGCTTGGCAAACGGAGCCAGTGTCGGATTCTGAATGATTTGAAGGAATTGCAACAGACGCTGACTTCTCACTTCATTCTGCATCAGGCTCTCAGTGCCCCTTGCTTTCACTTCCAAGTCACCAACAATATCCGGTGTCGGATCAAACTGCATATTGAAAGCAAAGAATGCTTCGCCAAGAGGACGAAGAAGGTAGTCATCCACATTCTTGATAACAGTCTTGATGTTGCCACTAGCTGCATTCATCAGCATAGAGATGCCAGAGGCTGTTCTACCAACACCTGTCACACCTGTTTGTCCATGAGCAAACGAAGGCATACCCGTTGACTCATCAGCCAACACCCGTGCCTTGTCAAAAAGCTGCATGTTCTCTGCAGCCACATTAGGGAACTTAGTACCAAAGATGGCTTGACCCGGAGCACCGCCTTGTCTACGGAAAATCTTACCTGGGTAGATGGTCATATCCTGACCAGGAACCAGATTGGTTTCATCCACTTCAAGGATGAGGTTTCCAGACAATACAGCGTTGTCCACAGCCATTCTCATAAAACCGTTCATAAGGGTTTGGCTGTCGTCCATGTTCTCAGCCATACCCACACCAAAGAACGAATATGGATTCAGTTCATAAGGAACGGCATAGTAGGGAATACGCGAAGGCTTAAACGGATTCAGGACAAGACGCAAAATCTTGCCCTTGCTATACCAAATGTTTGCCTGTACTTCAGTCTTGTCTTTGAGTTCTTCAGGAATGTTAATGTCGTTCTCTTCCAACATCTCAATGGTGACACCACCCCAGAACTCCAACACTTCCCAGCGTTCCACCTCAGCATTAGGAGCAAAATCGTTTAGATCGTCTTCCCAATACTCTTTGATATAATTATGACCTTCGTCAACAAGCGCATCAATAACACTGTTTCGGAACATTGGGCGCTTCTTCAAAGCCAACAACTGAGTCTTGCTCAGCTTGTGTCTTTCAATGAAATAGCCCGCCTCTTCCATGTATGTTGCATCAGGATCGGGATAGGAATTAAAGACGCTAACATGAGCAGCTTGAGGCATTGTCTTAATGAGAGGATCATACTTTCCATCTTGGCCCCAACGGGCATATTCCTTGTCAACAGCAAATGGACCCTTCATGATGCCGGTGCCAAACAACACCATCTCAAACGCTGTAGAGCGCAAATGCTTGGTAGCATTGCTCTCATCAAGCTGATCCTTAATCTTCTTCTCCATCTTTTTAGCAGCCACCATTGCAGGGCTGAAGGTGATTGAGGTGGGTGTTACACCAGGGCCTTCCTTGACGTCAAGACCCTCAAGAGCATTCTTTAGAGGCCCAAGACGTCCCATGAGGGACTGCGGAGTGGAGCCGGGAGGCAAATCCTTACCATCACCCTTGTAGCCAAACAATGATCCCAAATTGGGACTCTCTGCGCCTTGCTGAGGCGTATTAGCAGCTTGTGGGTTTGTATCCACATGGACATGCTCTGCAACCCCTTCAGGAAGCGTTGTAGGCTCCACAGACAACGGAAAGCTGTTGTTGGCAAACAGCACATCAGTGATTTGCCCATATGCCGCTAACGTCTTCACCTTCGTAATCTTGAGAAAGACACGACTCTTCTCAGAGTCTGTAAATTTTGTGTCAGGACCGTAAAGACCTCTGTAGTTTCTGTAGGCCCGGAGCCACCGTTCTTCATCAAAACGACGAGCCGTCTTAGAACGGCTAAACCGCTCTTCAACAAAGCGAGAAAGCGATGAAGACTTGAACGCCTCTGTATCCGGCAAAGCAATAGCCTTGTCGTCAGTGAAGGGTGTATCCATTTCTTTTGCCATATTATTCCTACATCAATAACCAAAACGGCTGTCCGCTGGTGCAAACCGTTGATTTGAATCACCGTCAAAATCAAACACAGACTTGCTACGAGGACGAGACATCACGCCATAACGCAATGCGTCATACAAGTGATCGTTAGCATATTTCACATCAATGTCTTCAGGATTGTTCTTGTCCAATGGGATTAGAGGAAGCTGTGAAATGATGTTGGTACAAGTGTTGAAAAAAGTGATGCGGGGCTTTTCAGTGAACTCATCAACTTGAAGACGCCTATGAATTTCGTTCTTGCCTGAAATTCTGCTACCAGCACTTCTGTCAGAAGGACGCCATTTGCATCCCTTCAATATCATTCGCTCAGCAATGGAAGGACCTGTATCACCTCTTTTATGCCAAGTAGAACTGTCAAGAACACCGTATCTTATCTTCTCCCCATCTTCCGCATTCAACACCATATTGGCTAGATCTTCAGCCAACACCTTCGTTACATACATCTCACGATATACCACCAAAGACTCATCAGGAGCTACGGCAAACCAGAGCACTGCTGACCAACTACCGTAGCCGTAGTCGCAGGCTCTGAAACGAGGCCAATCAGTAGGGATGCGATAAGGCTCAACAACATGCAGCCTCCGATTAAATTCAGGAAAAGCCGCACCCTCTGCAATGTCCCAATCACCATAAAGAAGCTGCCTACGTTGTGTTTCAGGAAGAGACAACAGCATAGCTTCATAGTCGCCATTGCTGTACAGATACGGATTGTCTCTCAAAGTTGCTGGAATGAACCTACGCTTAAACAGCGCTTGTCCTTCCTTTTCATGTCCTTTAGGATAGGTGAGTGTTTCACCTGTCTCAATGTCTGTTGCCCAGAAAGCCTGCCCAGGAGGAGCAGGATCAATGAACATCTTCTTCACCCACCAGTGACCAGCATTACCTGGGTTAGTGGTTGCTCGCATAAACACAGGCAAATCAGACGCTGCTGTCCGCAAACGGCTTCGCATGTAGTTCCATGCAAAAGGGCTATTCCACTGGTTCAATTCATCAAAGGCCACATAGACAAAGCTCAAACCCTGATAACGCAATACATCTTCATCCCTGTCTAGGTAGGACATCCACAGTCTTCCTCCATTGGGATGCTGCCATTGCATCTTTCTTTCGCTCCAGACAATGCCTGGAATAACCTTTGGATAGAGTTCTTGACTCTTCCAAATAAGTTCTCTAAGCTCTTCAGTGGTGTGACGAAGAATTAGACCTGAAAACTGTGGATGGGTGATGTAACGTAGAGGGTCAACAAGCAACGCATAGCTCTTTCCTCCTCCTGCAGCCCCTCCATAGAGCACTTCCCGCTCAGGTGCTGCAAGAAATGCTGTCTGAGGGCCTGGATTTGGCTTGAAGATGACGTTGTTTTCCTCTTCCAGCCCCTTTGGTATCTCTATCTGCTTGTTCCCAATCTCTGCTGAGTTGGATGAAAGGGTCTGAATCAAAGAACTCTGTTTTTTCGGCTTTTCCAAGCCTTTCTTCGTACTCTTGGGCTTTCTGGAGAGCTTCTTTGTACCGTCGAGCAAGGGATCGATAGAATCCAGCACGCTTATGCCTTCCTATTTCACTTTTTATACGATATTTCAAACCAGGACCAGTGATTTTTCGTCCTGTTTGTGTAGTCATCCAAGCAGCTACATCTGTGTATGTGTATTTCTTGACATGTTTCTTAGCAAGTTCAAGAACATCTAGCTCTTTTTTGATGGGATAGAGCCATTCAGTGTCTCCTTCCCTCTCCTCATAACCAAAAGGAACAACAAATGTGTGTCTCCATCTGGGGATTGGAACATATCGCTCCTTTTCTACTGGCTGTGGAAGTATCCAACTACCTAGATTTCTTTCACTCATTGTCCTTAGCAGGCAACAACATAACACCACCACCCCCACTCACCTCAATTTTCTCTGTCTTGATGAGTCCAGCACGGTCTAACAGGTCTTTAGCAGCGTTCAGCTTTTCCTTGATGCCAAGCTGCGTAGGATCGTCAATGCCTCCAATAACAGCCATAGCAGCCTTAGGAGCGTTCATTGCGATGTAGAGCTTGGTAGCCTCCAACACCTCCTCTTTCAACCCAGCCATGAGCGTTTTAGTGCTATAGCCTTCGCTGTAACCAGCCAACACCTTAGCCCTGGTTGGGTTGCCGTTAGCCTCAGAGAACAACACCTCTAGAAACTTCTTCTGCTGATCTGTCAATTCTTTTTTCATTAGACCCTATCCTTTGGTACTTCGCACTTAAAACCGATTGTCGCATCAATATTACGAGAACGCAAACGCTCCCAAATTTCTTTTACGTCTTTGGTGGTTGCTTTTTCACATTCTTCATACGTCTGATACATCTTCTTGTCTGCTCTTGTAAACAAATTGCACTCAACGCCCAAGAGACAGATAGCGATGAGTGGTGCAAACATGTTTACAACCTTTCAGCAAAGTATTCCCTAGTCCTCACCGTCACAGTGATGACGCTATCAACCGCAGCACTTCCTGTGATTTTGTCATTCTTGTCTAGGTAGAGAGCATTGGTTAGCTGAACAACACTATTGGCTTTGATGATGACATCGTTGCCAAGAGCATACGACGTTGCTGTCGTTGCTTCATACCAGTTCAAGTCCATCCTAACATCACTAGCACTGGTGTTGGTGATGACAACGGAATCTACCTCAGCCTTAAAAGCCGCAGGAACAACATAGACATCAGCCGTTGACGTAGTCAATACCTTAGCAACTGATCTGTTCTTGTTTCCCGTCATGTCAAATCCCAGAAAGAGAAGGTGGCAATGGCACTCTGAGTGCCGCTGAGAGTACGAGCAGCAAGAGTGTAGATGTCGCTCACCCCTGCCAGTGTTCTTCCAAACTGCATAGAGAAATTGTAGTCTCTATTATTGGAGACAGAATCGGACGTCTGGTTGCTCTCTACAGTGTATACGCTATCCACGATGGTGCCACCAGAGACAGCAGTGGCTGATGTGTCAAATTCCACATTGTCAGATGTTGTCTGTGCCCAAGAGGGAGATGTCAGCGTTGCATTCTTGATAAGCTGTATTTCAAACGTTGTTGAAGCAGAGGCAATGGGTAACACACTGTAGCCATCAGGAATGACAACAGAATCAAGCCTAGCGCTGTCTAATCGAAGAGACAGCAACGGAACCACTGTTGTACCCACAGAGGCTGCTGCGGTCCTTCTAGCCGTCTGCAAAGGCACTCTCTTTTCATAGCCCCCTTCGCTGATGACGGTGGAGCAGATTTGCTTCATTGTTCTGCTGCTTGGGCCTGTGGTGTCAAGGTTCTCAATCTCATAACGAACAGGCAACATTGCCGTTGTCATGTAGACGAGTGCGAGAATGTTTGCATGATTGAATGTGTGGCAGACAATGAATTTGCCGTTGATAACAAAGCCAGTTCTGACACTGCCAACACCAAGCCACTCAAAGTCTTGCCAGAAAATCTGCGCCTTTGTTGTGTCTATAGAAATACCAGAAGGACCTGTTCCATCCAGCTTGTCACCATTCCAAGCAGTTTGTTCTTCAATGTTGTCTACAACACCACCACTGGTGTATGTACGTCGCACCATACGCAGAAGAGAGCCTCTGCGTTCAAAGAACACACCGTTTTGTTCACCAAAGAAACCTACACGGCAACGTAAATTGACATGTGTTGTAGGCATGACAAAAGTGTTCATCACCAGCAGAGACTTCCCTGGCTGGTAAGCAAACACTCTCTTGGTCTCTCTGACTACCTTATCTCCTGATGTGGTGGATACAGTGAGGAGGACAGTAGATTCATTAGGAGCATGAGTAGAAGTAGCGCTACCAGATAGAGACTCATCGAAATCAGCACTCTTTGCATATCTGTTTTGGCTGTCAAAAAGCGTGACCGGAGCACTAACACGAGTGCGCCCAAAAGCATCAGCGCTAGTACCACCAATAGAGATGGGCTCATTTAGTGTTACCAGCGCTGGGTAGCTTGTTATTGACATTACTTCTTCTTCATCCGTTGAGCCTCAGACAACGCAATTGCAATTGCTTGCTTAGGGCTCTTAACCACTTTGCCACCCTTGCCACTGTGGAGGCTACCGGCTTTGAATTCCTTCATCACCTTCCCAACTTTGGCTTGTTGGATAGCGCCGCCCTTTGCAAGACCAGAAGGAGGCATGATTTGTTCATATCTCTCTCCCATCTTACGACGCTTTTCTTTATCTTCCCATTCACGCATCATATCCATAGCAGCCTTATTAGGAGGCATGTCCTCAGGCTTCATCTTTTTGTCAAGAACAGGAGTAGGCTTCTTGGCCTCAACCTTCTTCTTTACTTCACCACCTTTAGCCATTTTCTTTGTTCCGCAGGAGGGCATATTATTTCCTTTTTGTAAGCATTTTCTTAGCAACACCACCCTTAGCCATCTTCTTGGCTACGGCACCACCGCGAGCAAGACCAACAACATCTTCTCTATTGATGATGTCGCCAGCTTTATCCAAAGCTTTTTCATTCTCTTCTTGAAGGCGTCTACGCTCCCTGCCTTCCTTGGCATTGTCATACAGTTCTTTAGCCGTGGCACCAACGGCATATCCAGTACCAGCTGCACCTGTTAGATACCCAAGCCTACTGGCTGTACGCAATCCACCTCTAACAGCAGCAGCTTTCATTTGCTTTCTGCCAAACTTTTCTTCAGCCTCTGTAGAGCCTTCTTTGACCTTACCAGCAACACCCTTGATGAGACGCTTAACATCTGTCTTTTGAGACTTTACAACGTCTTCCTTGACAGAAGCTGCCCAACGGTTGGCATTGCTTTCCTTAGGGGAACGATTTACATAGTCTTCGTAATTATCAACATTCCTTTGAACAGGCTTTTCCTCGCCAAAGCGTCTACCAGAACCTGCCGTTTCTTTATCCAGTTTAGCTTTAAGATTCTTTACAGGATTCTTCGTAGCCATATCAGCGCCCCTTACCCTTCTTAGGCATACCAACAGCAATGAGGACAGCCATGCCCTTAGCTCCACGCTGAGGCTTATTGGTCTTGTCCTTCATCAGACACTTCCCAGCCTTCTTACATGCAGCAGGGCTGGAACATCCTTCACACATCTTCATCTTTGTAGCAGGCATCACTTCTTCCTTTGCTGAGGCTTCATAGAAGCACCGCAATTGGCAGCAACCATGCCACCCTTGGCATAGGCTTGCTTCTTCACCATACCGCCCTTACGCATCTCATCAGCTTTTAGTGTCTGCTTCTCTTCTCTAGCCTTTCTCATAGTTTCGTCGTCTCTAGCACGCAACCTGTTTTCTTTATCAACAATATCTTCCATCTTCTTGCGATGCTGGGCTGCTGTTTCTCCATCATAACGGGTAGTGTATGTTTCACCGTTGAATGTGAATTCTCTTTCGCCAGCAGCCCTGTTCCTAGCAAACTCACGTTCAAAAGAAATGCGTGTAGCGCTCTTCTTAGCCGCTGCAGTCTTTGTGCTAGGTGCTTTATTGTCTTCTTCAGCACTTCTTGCTGCTTCGCTAGCCTTTGTCGTCTTTTCTTCCTTACCAGAACGCAAAGCACCAACACCCATACCAGCACCTAAAGCAGCAGCAGTAGCAAGACCAGCCTTTGACGCGGCAGACATTCCTCTCTCTGCAGCAGGGCCAGCGGCTCTTTCACCAGCACGCATAACATCGTCAGTGAGACGAAGAGGCTTCACTTCATCTGCCATACCCATGAATTTTTCAGCGCGTCCTGGCGCTCTTTTAGCAACTTCTTTAGACGCCTGCTTAGCAGCAAGAGCACCAACGCCCCTAGCAATGAGTGGGAGAACCATGATATTTCCTATCTGTATTTAGCTGTCTTCTCAGCCACCTTCTTAGGCTGAGCAACAAACTGCTTCCCTTGACGGGTGCCTTCACGCTTAGCCCGCGTTGTAGCAGCATATTCAGAAGACGTCAATGCCTTGATGGCTTTCTCAGGCAAATAACGCTCTCCTGTCTCTGACGAAGGCTTTCCAGACTTCGTTGTCCAAGACTCTTTGGTCCATTTAGACATGCTCTTCTGAGCTTCTGTTTTGGGGCCTTTATAGCCACCACCTTTTTCTTTGTACAGCTTTCCTGCTAGCTGCATAGCCCTAGCAGAATGTTTACCACCCATCTTGGCTTTGGCTTCTGCCTTAGCCTTCTCCCATAGGGCTTCGTTGGTGCGGGCCATGTCAGCAGTTCCAAGCCTTGAGAGACAACGCCTTCCTTGTCGGCTTTCCCTTCTCATCCTTCATAGGGCCTGGCATTCCGCTCATACGCGCACAGAAGCTGCTACGCCTAGCCTTGTCCTTCTCTGTCTTTGGATGGGGCGCTGGAGGCTTCAAATTGCCTCCTGTGGCTTTGTTGTAAGAGGCCCTGCCTTTGGCATTAAGGCCCCCTGCGGGGTCTTTTCCTTCCTTACGGGTCCAAGCTGGTGTCTTCATTTCATTGACCCATCCTTCTTACGAGAAAAACTCTTGTTCTTTGACGGAGCCTGCACCATCAAATTGCTCCTCTCATTAGAGCCGCCTTTGCTTAACGCAAGCTTATGGGCAACATCCTTGCCAGCAACAGAAACACCCTCTTTCTTCAATTTAGCTCTAGCAGCGTTTCTTTGGGCTCTGTCGGCAATGACGGAAGGCTTGCCGTCGTATTTTTGTTGCTTCTTATAGTCTCGCTTGCCATCAGTCATATAAGGCATTGTCTTCTTCCATACTAGTTTGAATAAGCTGTAAGCCCAAGCGCCCCATCGCAACGAAGGGGTCTTGCGCCGTCATGTCGGCTCTGGCGAAGACACCCTCAACCTCTTTCAGCGCGCAGGGCACTGCTGGCTGCGGCGACTCGGTGTTGGGAATAGGTTGCTGACAGGCTTGCCACACGATGTCAGGCTGACCAGGGTAGCTGTCGGTCATCTGCCATGCGCCGGTTTCGTCTTGCTCCCAGACCTGCCACGGCGCCATCACCTGATAGCCTTCCGGTACACCGCCCGTGCTGATGTAGTGCGTCGCCGGGGCTTTGCCGTCAGCGCTCAGGCCCACAATCCACATGTTCTGCGGAGAGCCTGCGAACATGTCCGCAATAGCTCTGACGAGCGGCGCGTCTGCGGCTGTAACAATCATTGTTCTAAAAACGTCGCTCATATCTGCACCCCTGTCTTTCCGGCAACGTATTGCTCCGTAGCCGTGATGCTGCCGCTTTGCAGTTGTGTGCCTACGGTGATTAGGCTGTAGAGGTGGCCGTTGAGAGGGAACGTGGCGTTGTTGCGGCGACCTATGAACAGCGGGTAGTTGCCAAAGTTGCCGGTGCCCGCGCCTGTAGTAGCGGAAGACACTTGTGCGCCGTTTGATCTAATTACCGCGCTAGGCGCAGAAATGTTGTACGCAGAAGAAATTACGTTGGTGGTCGGGGCCTCCGCTGCAAAACCCGGCGTTGCTACCGTAGCGGTTCCACGATACGGCCAATCGTATCCGGTCGGGAAATTAGAACCCGGCGCAAAACCCGTAAATGTTCCGTCGTTTGCTGAGTAGTTAGATGAAAGCTCTACCAGACACCCTGCGCTCACATCACTCAACTTCCGCACCCCCGCAAACACCGACATCTTGTCCGTGCCGCTGAAGTTGATGCTCGCAGGCGTATACATCGAGTCATCCACGCCGTCAAAGCGCAGATAGGTCGGGAAGCCGTTGCTGTCGTAGGTGTACTGGTCTGCAATCCGCTGGTAGGACGGGATGGCAGAGCCGATGTTGGCGGGGCGGAGGTCGGCGCCCCAGATGAAGATGCCGCTGGTGCCGTCGCCGGTGTAATTGCTGGTGCCGTCCGCGCTGGCTATTGCAATACTTGGATATGGCTGTGCGCTTGCGCTGGTTGTCGTCATTACGCAACGATACCAACCATTTCCAACAGCCTGAATTGACGCTGTAGCAACATTGGATTGCATTGTTCCAACAACGCCGTTCGCAACACCAAACCAAACAGAACGATTAGATTCGTTTAGAAATCCAAGAACGACCCATTGACGCTCCGCAGCTTTAACGTAAGCCGATAGCGTGTAAGTCACGCCAGCCGTAAAGTCGGCCGTAATTCTTGATACGTAATGAATTGTTGTTGCGGCGTTTTCAATCAGCTTGTCAGCAGTATTTGTTCCATCTGGCGCAATGCCAGTGTTGGCCGCTATTGTAGAAGCAACTTTCGTCCAATACGAATTATCAAACTGCTCCGAATACGTCAACAAATTCACCCGCGCACTCAACTCCGGGCGTGCGGTGGTGTCGTTGAAGGCGATGGCGTGGTTGCCGGAAACCTGCCTAACGGAAAAGCTTGTGATGCTAAGTTGCGCTCCTCCTGTGGGAGTCAAAAGCCAAACAGTTCCAGAGTTTGCTTCGACGTTGATTCTAAATGTAACAGTACCTACCGCGTTGATTGGAAAGCTCGTAAGATTTGTTCCGCCGGCGCCAATACCAACAAATACCGTTCCTGCCGTGTACGAAGAACAGACGACAGTAAATTCATAATAGGTATTTGCTGTGGTTATGAGCGGTTGGCGGACATATACACTATTGGTAGCCGTGTTCCAAATGGCTTCGCCACCAGAAATTGTGACGCCAGCGTTTGATTGCCACGAAGCTGCGTTATTAAATCCAGAATCAGCCAGCAACTCCGACCCAAGCACCAAACCCTGCGACTTATCCAGCATCAACCCCACCAGCACCTGAGACCCAGAGCCAGGAACAGCGCAGGGCGTGGTGCCGGTGGAGGTGGTGAACAGGGTGGTGGGGTCGCTTGGTTCATACCAAATACCATTAGCCCCTGTTACAAACAAAGCAGAAGGACTATACGGTCTACCACCAATATTGGCTATAGACATAGCCGTTGACAAAGAAAGACCAGACACTTAAATGAACCCCACCATAGAACTAGCAGTGGTGCTAGCACTCATCACCTTAGACACTGCAAACGGACCCAACACAGCGCCCTGAGGAACGCCAACAAACAACACAGTGTTTCCAGCACTGTCAACAACATTGATGTTGCCTCCAACACCAACATAGATGGCTCTAATGAGCGGTGAATAAACAGTGCTATCACTCTTCGTAATAGCCGTCAGCCGCGCTGCTGGTGCAATATTTACGGTGTTATCAGGAGTTGACATTTTTCCATCCTTCTTTTTTCATTGCTCTCTCAACGAGAAACAAAGGGAACAACAAACCACTATGCTTTTCCATAGCGGCTCTTACGAAATAAACATCAGAATGAAAACCAACAGAAGAACAACGCTCTTCTTTCTTAAACACTTCCTTCATTGCCTCTGAATAAACGCTATGAGGCCACTTATGGAGCTTATGTTGAAGTTGTTCTCTTGTTTGAAACATCGGGTGCTTTAAGGGAAACAGAAAAAGCCTAGCGGCTTTTGTTAACAACAAAAAAGCTCTTTGTTGTTTAGGGCTATATAGACTACATAGTCTGGTACGAAGTACCTGTTTAATGTAGATGATATCGCTGATGTTATTCTATCAGCACATTTCACATTATGAAATAGCTTTAATTAGCGGTGTTAGAGGCTATTAGCACTTATTATTGTTCTGTCTTGCTATATAGGTCTTTTCCGATGCTGATTAGTGTAGATTGATATAACACTGACTATTTCAATAACACCATCAGAACCCTTTAGAACTACTCTCTGTCTACATCAGTCTACATAACTATATAGACATAGCTCTGCCTACTAAGCCTCAAAAAGCTTAGCAAGCTTATTCAGTGTTCAGTCCAGACTATTACAGCTCACTGAAGCTGCCCACAACACGCTCTAGACCCTAGCCCCACGTTGATGCCTTTGTTGCTCACCCCTGGTAGGCATCTTTGTCTTCATTGCTTCACCCAGGTGTAGACGTCCGTGAAGCAGACAAGGCTATGTTATACACAACAACACACCTGTGTCAAGCCCTTTGTTGTCTTTGTTGCTCTTTAACATGCCCTGCTCAGAAACCAAGGCTTTAGAGCCCCTGTGCAGGCTTCAGCGTAGGGTGCATAGGCTGTGTTGCTGGAAGAGGCTGTAGAGGCCCCTGCTGAGGCTGTGTTGTCTGTGAGGACATCGGCATAGCTGTCAGCGACAACGTATGACAACATCGGTTGCATGAAACATCAAAAGAAAAGAAGAGATAGGACAACAACTTAGGCTGTGGTGTGTTGGAGGCTGTGTTGATATATGGTGACGTAACTAAGGTAAAAAACCAGATCTGTGTAGGGAGGTATATACAAATAACGCTGTACCCCCCGGTGGCCCAGGCCCACCCCACCAGCGCCGCCAGCGCCGCGTCGAGCCTGCCGTGTCGCCATCAGGCAGGGTTAGCCATCGGCGCCATGAAAGCCAGAAAAGTCTTGTAAATCAACGACTTAGAGCAGTATCTGCAACATAGACTCAGAATCGAAAAAAATGGGGTCAGGTTAAAAGTTATCCACAGGTTATCCACAGGTTATCCACAACCCTTGAGTCTGTGTATGCAACAACCTTCACCGGCCTGCGCCAGCGCACACACATACGCGCACATACGCGCAAGCCAGGACACATAAGCATTTCCTTATATAAGCCGTTGCTTATTTAGCCTGGCCTAGCAACAACCATGCCATGCTGCACCGCAACATCAATTCATCAGGGTAAACCCGATGCCGCTAAAACGCGTTTAAACAGCACAGGATCGTTTTTCACCCCTAGCCCTTACCTTGCCCTTCAAAAATTTACTTAGGAGCTCCTGCGCGTTTTCGAGGGTTTACCCCAACAGATCTGGCACAGTCTTTGCTTACGCACCGTCATTACGTCAACGTGTGCGCCCGCACACGCACACGCGCCTACGCACACACACACGCACATGCGCCAGGAAAACCCTACGCTTTACTCGGATTTATTAGCCGTGCTTAAATAACTCCATCGCAACACAACACGCCGACAACGGCAGGAAAGGAAAACGTCATGCTCAAGCTTTCAAAGACATCTAAGCTGGACGGTATCTTGTCGTGGTCCCTGCAGGCTTTGGACACTTGTCCCGGTAGTGTCAATCTCGATGGTTCTCTGGTGCCTGCATGCTCGGGTTGCTACGCCACCACGGGTAATTACAATTACCCCAATGTCAAAGCACCTAGGCTTGCTAATCGCGTTGATTGGGAAAGGGATGAATGGGTTTCCGATATGGTTGTTGCGCTTGATAGCGCAAGGTATTTCCGTTGGTTCGATAGCGGTGACATGTATGCCATTGGGCTTGCAGAGAAAATGCTGCAAGTTATGCAAGCCACGACGTGGGTGAAACATTGGTTGCCTACTCGCATGATGAAGTTTCCTAAGTTTGCTAGCGTCATTCATCGTATGCAGGCTCTGCCCAATGTCATGGTGCGATTCTCTTCCGATAGCATTGATGGCACCTTCGATGCCAGACACGGCAGCACCATCATCCCTGATGCCTCTAACGTGCCTGATGGTGCCGTCCTGTGCCGTGCCTATGAGCATGATGGTAAATGCAATGGATGCCGTGCCTGCTATGACAAAACCATTCCCGTCATCGCCTACCCTGCCCACGGGAAGAAAATGATGCGTGTTATCAAGATCAACAAACACTAATCCTAGTACAAACCCGACATAGGGTTTGTCCTAATGGTCTGGACTATGCTGGGTCATTAGAATAAATTCTGTCAACGTCAACCGAGGAAACACCATCATGCTGCAATATATCAAAATCGGTAACATCGAATTGGGTGTCGATGGTAATGACACCTATTATCAGGTGTATTCCAATGAAGACTCAGTGGATTACGATAGTGTCTTCTGTGATGCAATGAACAAATTCTATTCTCATGGCAATGGCGCAGGGTCATACTATTGCCATCATTGCAGGGTGTTGCTGGACCCGTTGCATGACAATAAAGCAATTGTCATCGTGCAACATAGGTATGATGTTTGATAACGTCAACGGAGAAACACCATGCAATATCTCATCATCCTCATCGAGTCCGATGCTGACGTAGTCGGCAGTATCGAATTCAAAACCGACAATGCTGCCCTTGCATTGAAGAACCATCTTGATGCATGCGGGTATACCCTGATGCAATCCTACTGGACAGGGTCTACACTTAACGCCATCGTGGAGTGCAAGCAATGATTGACAAAGAAACCCTGACGCTGAAGGTGTCCCGGTATAACCGGCAACAACTACACCATGCTATTTCCGACTGCCACTACACACTGAGACTCGGGCAGTACGAATACACTGACCCCTATGCTCAGAAACTGTGGGCAGAAATTGATGCCTGCAGGGATAGGTTGCTGGGTTTGTCGATTGTCAAGAAAGGGAGTGCAAAGTGAAAGTATTCGTCTACTTCAACCTCCATCGCAAGTGCTGGTCTGTGAAGGCTCTCGAAGGCCCAATGAAGGGGCGTGTCATTCAGCATACTGACAACATTGTCCTGTCTTCCTGCATTTTCAAAGTGTCGGAAGCAGGACGTCAGCGAGTGCTGAAGGAGCGGCGCAAAAACGTCCACGCTGGTGTCGTCGGCACCATCGTCGAACCTTCCAGCCTAGCTAGGGTTGTCCACCTTGTGCCTGTCGCATACAACCCCTACAAGGCAGACACCTTCGTGACGAAGCCTGACGATGCTCCCATCCATGCTGCTGACGTTGTCTTCCTGCAGCATAGGCAGGTGCTATCAGCGTCTTGGCTCTGATTGAAACAATCAATTAGACCAGCGTCACAACATCGGAGATACTTTCTTCATCGCAACACCGGAGGGAAGCATAGCAAGACACACACTATTCACCCTCTCCATCAGGCAACGAAAACCTCTTCTCCCCATTAGCAAGGATGACAGAAATGAAACTCAAACGAAACGGCAGAATGATTTTCTGGAGCGTTGGCGGCATTGGCGGCAGCGTCTACATGACAAAACGAGCCCAGGCGGTGGCGGCTAATCTGCTGGCCTATGCCGCAATCATGGGTGTCATTCTCCTGATGGGGGTAATGTATGCACATTGATGATGCCTTGTTGCTGGCAGTGTGTATAGCCGCCCTTGGTCTGATGGTGATGGGGATCATCTGATGCATACTCTAACTTGGACGTTCTCCAACGGCCATCAGTGGTCTAAGGAGTTTGGCAGTGTAGCTGGGGTGATGCTGTACATGCACATCAATGGGCTGCTGCTGCATCCCGACATCATCGAAGTGTCTTCTAAGGAAGACAATGTCATTGTTTTCTACAAGCGTGCTCAAGCACAAAAGGGTCTGTCATGAAGCAAAATCTCATCTTCTCCCGCCGCGCCGACAACGGCATTCTCACCTCTGACGACATCCTGCGTCGTGCTCCCAGCGTCTACGCTGAAGACAAGGCCGAAAGACTCACCAGCCGCTATCATGCGTTGAACACCAGCGACCTGCTGCCAGTGTTGGCCGACTACGGCTACCACCCTGTCCAAGCAGCGCAGAAACGTGCCCGCAAGGGCGAGCAGCGCCATGCAGCGCATATGGTGGCGTTTGCGAAGGATGCTGATGGTGATGGTGGTCTGCGTAGCGAAATCATCGCCTATAACAGCCATGACGGCACCAGCGGCGTCAAACTTTTCGCTGGTGCCTATCGCTTCATCTGCTCCAACGGCATCATCGCTGGCGATGGATTCAGCGCCAACCTGCGGCATACCCACAAGGCTATGTCGGGCTTTGAAGGAATGCTACAAAACATCATTGCTGGTCTGCCTAAGATGATGGACGCCATCGAAGCTTTGCGTCAACGGACAATGGACTATGACGAAGCAGCAGCACTAGCGAAGAAGGCTGTGCAGCTACGCTGGGACTTCCTCGAAGGTGCCTATGTGCCTGATGAAACACCCAAGGGAACCTATGCAACGGCAAAGACCGTGCAGAATGCTTTGTCCTGCCAGCGTCAAGAAGATGACACCTATGATGCCTGGACTGTGCTCAATCGCATTCAAGAGAATGTTGTGCGTGGTCATGTGATGGTGCAAAGCTTCACCGACAAGGGGCAAGGGGAACGCAAGGCACGGCCCATTGCCAGCATACAGGAGCATGTTCGCGTCAATCAACAACTATTTGATCTGGTGGTGTGAAATGAAGAATGTTTTTGACAATGCTCGGGTCTCCGGTGATGCTCGGGTCTCCGGCGATGCTTTGGTCTACGGCGATGCTATGGTCTCCGACAATGCTCGGGTCTACAGCAATGCTATGGTCTCCGGCAATGCTATGGTCTCCGGCAATGCTATGGTCTACAGCAATGCTATGGTCTCCGGCAATGCTATGGTCTCCGGCAATGCTCGGGTCTACGGCAATGCTCGGGTCTACGGCAATGCTCGGGTCTACGGCAATGCTATAGTCTACGGTGATGCTTGGGTCTACGGCAATGCTATGGTCTACGGTGATGCTGTTATTACGAAAACCTCCGACTATCTGGTCATAGGTCCAGCAAAATCATCAGGACGCTTCACTACGGCACACCGAGACAAGAAAATAGGTGTTCGTGTCAACTGTGGATGCTTCAGCGGCACTGTCCATGAGTTCAGCAAGGCCATTGAAACCACCCACAAGGATAACCAAGAAGCCTTGGAGCAATACAGACTCTTCTGCCAACTCATTGCCTTCAACTTCAATGTCAAGCCATGAACGACATCATCCCTATCCTCCACGCAAACATCAGCAGTCTAAAGAAAGAAAATGACGAACTTAAACAAACCCTTCATTACATTCGTGTAGCGGGTGAAACCACACTGCCTACACCTGTCACAAACTACGAACGCTATTTAATTAACGTCATCCGAAACATGGCTTCCCTTGCTGGTGATGCCATTAACCTAAGTCACTAACATGTCAACAGTGTTTAGTTGTGGTCATCAAGCTAGCAAGGATGACAAAGGTGTATCTATATCTGTCGGAAGCTACGATAGGTATGGACATAAATGTGTGAAGCACATGATTGTTTGTAACAACTGCTTCGACGTTGAACGACAGCATGGAAACCTGCTGATTGACGACGAAGACATTTTGATGTGGTTGGAGGATTGAAATGACAACACTACAAACCGCCGCCCAGCAGGCTCTTGCGTTCACTATGCGCGATTTTGCAACCATACGTGATTTTGAGGCAGCAAGAGCGGTGCTACATGACGACCTCCGCGCTGCGTTGAGACAAGAAGAGGAAGCCTCTGCATGGCTAGCTGAACGCAAAAAATACTGGCGCAAAGAGAAGGAAAAGATGAACCTCCGCGTCGCGCTGGCGCAGCAGGATGAGCGCGATTGGTCTCTGTTGGAAGCAACGCAGGAGTCTCTGCGCGAGCACATGGCTGAGATTCATCGACTCCGCGCCGCCCTGGCGCAGCAGGATGAGCCGGTGGCTGTCGCAGAGCGCGAACGCATCGCTGCGCAGTGGGACGGCTGCGTCACCCATCAACTGGACACATTCGGCCCAGTGGACATCGGCGCGAGCATTCGGGCTGGCGAACTGGTGGAGCCAGCGCAGCAGGTCGAGCCGGTGGCGACGCTGACCGCCCAGCGCGATGCGCTGCTGGAGGCGTTGAAATATCACCAAGAGCAAACGCGTCCGATCCAGAAAAGCATTGACGCTATCCAGGCAGCAGAGGAGAACACATGAGTGACCGCGAATACCTTGAACTCGCTGCGAAGGCGGCGGGGATACGGCTTGAATGGGACGGACCGCCTGACAAGTGGCAGCCGATGTACTACCAGGGCAAAACGTATCACTCGTTTGACCCACTCACCGACTCCGGGCAGGCGCTGGAACTGGCGGTGAAGTTGAGCCTGCACATTTCAGTTTTTGTCGATGCAATTGGAGTTGGTACTCCAGGTGCTGGCTATGACGAATTGAAGTATGAAGGCGACCCCCTCGCCGCCACCCGCCGCGCCATCGTCAGGGCAGCAGCAGAAATTGGAAAGGCTATGGTATGAAACTAAGTGAATTGAAAAAATACATTGATCGTCATATTGAATTCATGCGATCTGGTGAAGATCCAGAAGTAGTCATCGGTATCAAACTACCATACAGTACTGTTGGCGGCTCACCATTTACTAAAGTCAAGAGTGCTCAAATGGGCTTTGATTGGGATCAAGGTAAATTCTTCATTAACCCTGAAGAAGAACTTACCCCCAGTGATCGTGACTTTGCCAAGCAGATGACGGAGATGCAGGAACGAGCAGGTTGGGCAGACTATGAGAATCGTAATCTCAAGGCTGAAATCCGTCGTCTGAAGAAACTACTAAAGATTGAGGAGAAGAAGGATGAATGATTTAGAACGGTCCGCGATGGAGCAGGCGCTGGAGGCGTTGGAAGCCTATGCCACGCACCAGAGGCTTCCCGGGCCATGTCCAGTGAGAGACGCCGAATACGCACTCCGCGCCGCGCTGGCAGAGCCGGTGCAGGAGCCGGTGGCGTGGATGACGCCGGGGCAAGACTTGCATCTCAACAACGGCGAAGGGTTCCGCTTCAGCGACTGGACGCCCCTCTATCCCCACCCACCCCGCCGCGAGTGGCAAGGGCTGACGGAGGAAGAGATACAGGACTTGTGGCTGCGAACGGTTACGGAAGAACAGTCTGCAAACTGGTTTGCCAAGGCCATCGAGCAGGTGTTGAGGAGCAATAACCATGAGTGAACAACTTGCCGCCTTGTGTCTGGCTGATGAACTAGATTCCGTGCCCGAAACCGGCGCTGATCCAGACTTGATTCAAGAAGCCGCCGCCGAACTGCGCCGTCTTCACAATGAAGTGGATCGTCTTACTCAACACATCCTCAACCAAAACAAAGAACTGGATGAGTTGATCCCTATGGCAGAGAGATTGGAACAGGAAAACTTTTCATTGCGCACAAAGCTGGGTGTTCGCGGGTATGAGATACAGATTGAGGACTTGAAGGCGGAGGAGAAGCCATGACAGACCGCGAATTACTTGAACTCGCTGCCAAGGCGGCGGGACTGCGCTGGCAAGACTGGACGCCTACTATTTTTCTAGGCGAAGACGACCTTCGAGATTGGCCTCATGAATGGAACCCCCTCACCGACGACGGCGATGCGCTGCGGCTGATGGTGCGGCTGCGGCTTCATGCGCGGCAGTTCCCGATTGTTGACGACGGCTTTGACGTTCCGCTCGGGATGGTTGAGGTGTGGCGAGTGGATGACGACGACCCGCTGCATGTCGAGTTTCTGGGCAGTGGTGATGACAGGCTTGTTGCCACGCGCCGCGCCATCGTCAGGGCTGCGGCAGAGATTGGGAGGAACATGAAATGACCGACGACACCGCCATCACCCTTTTCTTCATAGGAGCAATCTGTGCATTCCTCGCTGTCTTTCTCTGACAAACCCATCCCTTTGTCACAAGCAAAGCCTGGTTCATACATCAAAGACATGTATGACGAGGTGTTTCTTTTCAAACGATGTGAGCTAGGAGAAGCTATCTGCGAAAACGAACAGGGACAAACCAACTACCTCGACCTTCATGAAAAGGTGTTCATTCAAAAATGAATTTCCCGTCATATGTTCGCCCTGATGGCGATGGTTACTACTATAGCCCGCCCGACAAAGCAGTGCAGGCTGGTGTTGTCAAGCGCAAATGGAGCAAAGATTTACAGGAGGTGCTGAAGGCAGCAGAGAATGGAGCAGGACGCATCGAGGAATGGCGTAAATCTAGAGACGAAGCAAAGAGAACAAAGAAGGAAGGCAGGGTTGGTAGTCTCATTGCCAACTACATGCTAAGCAGCGACTACACCACACTAGCCACCGTCACTAAGCTGGCCTACAAGCAAGGACTGATGTCTTGGGCACACCGCCGCATTGGTGGTGTCGAGTTTCACAACGCAAAGGTGGAGCAGTTGTCTGTTCCAATGTGTCAGCGCATATACGAACAGGCTGTACAGGAAGGCTCTCTAGAATCGGCACACAAAACTGTTGTCTACTACCGCATCGCTTTTAATTGGGGTATTAGACATGGCTATTCCACATTTAATCCATTCTCTCATGTCCGTACAAAGAAGGGCAAGGGACGGAAGATAATGTGGGAACGCAAGCATGTTATGGCTTTCCTCAACACTGCCTTTTCCAAGTGGGAATGGCGTAACGCTGGCATCTTGTTCTACTGCCTATATGAGTGGGGACAGCGTGTCAGCGACATCCTCAAGCTGAAGTGGCCTCAGATTGATCTGAAGGATAGGATGGTCACCATCACCCAAAGCAAGCGTGGTGCAACGGTGAAGCTTCCCATCTCCGATGGTCTTCACTCTGTGCTGCAGCAGCAATGGACAGACTTCCCTTGTCGCCACCTAGTGGCCCCTAGGATGAGGCGTGTTGACTCTGAATGGAAAGCCTATGATGTGCTCACCATCAACGCCCTCTTCCACAAGATAGCGGAGGCTGCTAAACTGCCAAAGCATCTTCAACTTCGTGACCTTCGTCGCACTGCCATCACTGAGACCATTGAGAATGGTGCTGACATGCTCACCGTGATGATGTTGTCAGGACACCGCAGCGTTGCCTCAGTGTCTCCGTATTTTGTTCACACGCTGAAGGGATCTACCAAGGCACAGGAGATAAGGCAGTTCCCCTCACAGCTAATTGGGGAAACCAAGCTTGATGTTCCTCGTTTTGGGTTTAACAGAAGGGCAGAGCATGAAAGTGTCGATTGAATGTGACGATGAATGGGAAGCCAAGGGCATGCTCAACTGGCATAAGTATCAATCAACCTGTGAGGAAATCCGTGAATACATTCGATCAAGGCTTAAGTATGGGGATGTTGATGAAGCCGTCTACAAAGAACTCTCCGACATTCAGTCTCTCTTCTATCCCTACGAAGAGGAAAGCTGATTGGCCTTTTCTCTACTATCAAGACAGCGATGGTGAGATGAAGCACAACCCTGCTGTCCGTACATCTGTGTATGTTTCAGTGTCTGATGTTGGAGAGGCATTGCTATGAGTGGCGAAGTGCTGTACAAAAAAATAGGAAAGCGTTATATACCTGCATTCAACGTTGAACGCAGTTATGACAATGACCTGATGAAGCCTGGGACATTCCGTCTCACCTATTGCTACACCGATTGTGGAAGACGTTACAACTACGATGTCACACCAGACACTGCAAGCTTTGTTGCAGCAGCAGAGATGTTCCGTTATGAAATGGAACAGGCTGTGTTGGAAGCATCGAAGGCTGTTGAACAACAGGACAAAGACTATTCAAAGCGCTACACCAAAGAACAAAAGCAAGTCATTGCACAGTGTCGTGATCTACTAGACAAATCAGGTGTCACTACACCCCTGTGGTGGCAACATCGCTCAGGATGGGATATGTCTAAACACATCATCGAAAGGATGAAGGATGCTATCAAGCAACACAAAGACGGCTGCTGAGTTGGCCGCTGAACGAAAACACAGAAGCTTTGAAGATATTCAAGACCTTCAGAACCAACTAAAAGAGATTAGAGAAGAACTATGTCGTTTATCCGCACTCATGTCTCCTGTGACAACTGTGGAAGCAGCGATGCCAGAAGCATCAACGAGGACGGCAGTAGCTTCTGTTTTTCCTGCAACCACTACACCCCCAGCAACGGCGAAACGCCAGAGCCGCAACGTAAAAGGAAAACTGTGAACAACGTCTCTAAGCATTTTGACGACAACGAACCCTGCTCTGTTTCAGACAGGCGTCTAACCCGAGCCACTCTAGAGCGCTATGGTGTCGTCAAGAGCGACAAAGACTTCTTCTTCCCTTATCACGACAAGGACGGTGCCCTTGTTGCTGCCAAGGTGCGGAACATTGCAGAGAAGAAGTTTCACACTGAAGGAGAGTTTGGAAAGGCTACGTTGTTTGGTCAACACCTGTACACCACAGGTGGTAAGTATGTCACCATCACCGAGGGTGAGTTCGATGCATTGGCAGCGTTCCAGGCAACAGGAAGTAAGTGGCCTTGTGTCAGCATTCGTAGTGGCGCTGCTGGTGCTCTGAAGGATTGCCGTGCAGCCTATGAATGGTTGGACAGTTTTGAAACCATTGTCATCTGCTTTGACAATGATGAGCCTGGAAAGAAAGCAGCTAAGGAGGTAGCAGAACTCTTTGGTAACAAAGCTAAGGTGTTCAAGCACGACCCTGAGATGAAGGACGCCTGTGACTACACCGCAGCCAACAAGGAGGCTGTGTTTGTGCATAGGTGGTGGAGTGCTGAGCCATTCATTCCTGACGGCATCATTGCAGGAACAACGTTGTGGGACTTGGTGTCCACACCACCAGAGCCTGCACAGTGTCTCTATCCTTGGGATGGGTTGAACTCTCTCACCAACGGCATCCGCACTGGTGAACTGGTCACCATCACTGCTGGCAGTGGTTTGGGTAAGTCACAGGTTATGCGTGAAATTGCTTGGCATGTGTTGTGCAATACTGAGGACAATCTTGGATTCCTGTTCATGGAAGAAGGAATCAGAAAGACTGGTTTGTCTCTAATGTCTCTGGCTGCTAACAAGCCATTGCATCTACCAGATACAGAAGCCTCTAAAGAAGAACGAAAGGATGCTTTTGAACGCACCCTTGGCACAGGACGTCTCTATCTGTTTCAGCATTTTGGCTCCGGTGCCATTGAGAACATTGTCAACCGTGTCCGGTATATGGCAAAGGCTCTCAATTGCAAATACATCTTCCTAGACCATCTGTCTATTCTTGTCAGCAGTCAGGAGAATGGAGACGAACGCAAAGCCATTGACGAAATCATGACCAAGCTTCGTATGTTGGTTGAAGAAACAACCATCAGCTTGTTTGTGGTGTCACACCTGAAGCGTCCTGATGGCAAGGGACACGAAGAAGGGGCGGCTACATCCCTGTCTCAGCTTCGCGGCAGCGCCGCCATTGCACAACTCAGCGACATGGTGATTGGTCTTGAACGCAATGGACAAGCTGATGACCCAATGGAGCGCAACAAGACACGGCTTCGTGTGTTGAAGAATCGATGGAATGGCGAGACAGGACCGGCCTGTTATTTGCTGTACAGCAAACAATCAGGAAGAATGCTTCAGTGCGATGAGGTGGAGGAAGAAGAGGTGGTGCTGTGATTTTCTTGGACATCGAAACCAACCTAGCCCATGACACCATCTGGCTTGTTGTCACCAAGAAAGATGATGAGGTGAAAGCATGGCGTGACAGGACAGGGCTACAGCAATATCTGGATGAGCATCAGGTTGTTGCTCACAACGGCATTGAGTTTGACTTCGATGTCCTAGCCAAGGTATGGAAGGTGTATATCCCTGAGCATATGCAGGTAGATACGCTGGTGATGTCCCGTCTGTACAACCCTGAGCTTGCTCCTCCAGAGGAAGACCCAAAGGCAGGTAAGCACAGCCTGCGTAGCTGGGGCATTCGGTTTGGTGACCACAAAGGAGACTTCGATGCCTTCGACACAGGCTGGTCACAGGAGATGGAAGACTATTGCATTCAGGATGTATTGCTGCTGGAGAAGCTGTATCAACATCTGACGCAGGAGATGAATGCTATGGGCTTCAGTGCCTATAGCATTGAACTGGAGCACAAGGTTTCTCACATTTGCAAAAGGATGATGGACAATGGCTATCCGCTCGATGTCCCTAAATGCCAGACTCTTCTGGCTACGTTGTCAGGTAAGATGGCTGACATTGAAAATAAGCTTCAAGAAGTTTTTCCACCAACCATAGAAGAAACTAAGACCCCTCAGTATTGGGAGGTTGTTGCCGATGATTGGAAGGAATACAAAGCAGACACCAAAGGTGCTCTGCTTGAACTGCTCAAGACATCCGGTATTGCTAAGCCATCTAAGCTAATACAGGAAGCAATGCCTGGGCCGATGAAGGTGAAGGTTATTCCGTTTAATCCCGGAAGCAGACAGCAGATTGCAGAACGCCTACAGAGCCTTGGTGTCCAGTTCACTGAGACAACGGAGAAGGGATCTATCTCCATCAATGAAGACATCCTCTCTGACATTGACAAGCCAGAGGCTAAACTGCTCAACGAATACCTAATGCTGCAGAAGCGTGTGGCACAGGTGAGCAGTTGGATGGAGAAGGAAAAGAACGGTGTTGTCTACGGACGCATCATTGCCTGTGGTGCTGTAACAGGTAGGGCTACACACAACAGCCCCAATTTGGGACAGGTTCCTAACGTGTCTGCGCCTTATGGCAATGAATGCAGAGAGGTATGGCATCCAGGTCAGGGAAGGAAGCAGGTTGGTGTTGATCTTAGCGGCATCGAGCTACGCTGCCTTGCTCACTATCTGAACGACGAAGAATGGACGAACACTCTGCTAACAGGCGATGTGCATTGGATGAATGCACAAGCCTTTGGGCTGGTTCCTAGGGGCACAGTGAAGGAGGACAGTGCCGAGCATAAGAAGGTGCGGAACATGACGAAGACGCTGACCTATGGTGTCTTGTATGGTGCCGGTGCCGAGAAGGCTGGCTCCATCGTCGGAGGTTCTTCAACCAAGGGTAAGAGGCTCATTGACAACTTCATCAACAACACGCCCGGTCTGGCTGAGTTGAAGAAGAAGCTGTCGAAGTTCGTAAAGAAAGGACATCTGCCTGGACTCGATGGCAGGCGTGTATGGGTTAGAAGCGAGCACGCTGCTCTCAACACGCTGCTTCAATCTGCTGGTGCCATCATCGCCAAGCAGTGGCTTGTAGAATCTATACAGCTATTGAAGGACAACAACATTGATGCTAAACTCATTGCCTTCGTTCACGACGAAACACAATGGAGTGTTCTTCCTCAACAATCCGAGGAATCTGCTCGATTGGTGGAGCAGGCAGCAGCGAAGGCTGGTGAGGCTCTGAAGTTCCGTTGTAGGGTGGATGCTGAAGGTAAGACCGGCAGCAACTGGAAGGAATGTCACTAACACACGAAGCTACAGCGTGTTCAATTCTGTAGCACATTGAAGGAAGAAACATGGATCAAGCTGTGAAACTGAAGGCAACCCTGTTCTGGTGCCAACACAACAAAGTCAACGACATGAGCGGCAAGTATCAAATCGATCTTTGCCAACTCTCTGACGCTGCTGTTCAAGCACTGGAAGAGATGGGTATTGATGTCAAGGAAAAGGACGAACTTGGCAAATACATCACCTGCAAGTCTAACAAGCCCATCAAGGTGTATGACACTGACGGCGATGAAATCAATGAGGACATCGGCAATGGCAGCAAGGCTAAAGCTGTTGTGTCTTGCTATGAGTGGAAGTACAAGAACAAGAAGGGCATCTCTCCTTCGTTGAAGAAGATGGTTGTCACTGAGCATGTCGAATTCACCAAGGGTGGTGTTGGTGGAAAGGTGACATTGAACGACGACGAAGTGCTCTGATGATCTCCATCAAGCTGCCGTCAGAAGGTGACGTCTCTGTTGTTGTCCAGGCTCTGCGCGTCATTGGTCAGCATCATCTTGCTGGCTACATCGTGCAGCAGGTTGAGCAGCAACAGAGGCTTGTCATCGATGATGCAAAGCTGGTGAGGGAAGTGGAGTGAAGGCGCTCATCGACGGAGATCCGATGTGCTATAGGGCTGCATTCGCCTGCAAAGACGATTCAGCTTCTATGGCACGTTACACCATCGACAGCATCATAACGATGGCATTGTTATCGTGTGATACCTATGATAGGTGGTATGACTCTTGGCAAATATATTTGACAGGGCCTGCCAACTTCAGAAACACCCTAGCCAAGACAGCCGTCTACAAGGGCAACAGAACCCAGCCAAAGCCTAAGCATCTGCCTGTGGTGCGGCAACATCTGTTGAAGGAATGGAAGGCTGTATTGTCTAAGGGAGAGGAAGCCGACGACGCCATTGCTATTGAGGCTACTAAGCTAAATCACCAGTGCTGCATCATCTCCATCGACAAAGACTTCATGCAAGTGCCTTGTCACATCTTCAATCCTGTTAAACGAGAGCACTATTTCATAGAACCCTTTGATGGGCTGAGAAGCTTCTACAAGCAAATCTTGACAGGAGATGCTGTTGACAACATCATTGGTCTTCATGGCATAGGGCCTGTAAAGGCTGCTAAGCTGCTTGAGGAATGCACCACAGAGAGACAGATGTATGAGGCGTGTATCGAAGCTTATGAAGGCAATGAAGAACGTGTCATTGAGAATGGTCAGCTTCTATGGCTAAGAAGAAAGGAAAAGGAACTATGGACTCCACCGACGGTGTGAAGTATGACGAAGGCAAGCCTCAGTTTTCTTTGATGAAGACTGATGCCTTGTTAGAAATGGTAGCTGTTCTCACCTATGGGGCTAAAAAGTACAGTCCTGATAATTGGGAGAAACTTGAGAACGGACGACAACGATATTTCGATGCAGCCAATCGCCATATGTGGCAATGGTTTGGCGGCGAGGAGCGCGACCAAGAATCAGGGCTGCACCATCTGGCACATGCTATGTCATCGTTGATGTTCCTCATTCAGATGGACATCAATCTGGAGAAGGGGAATACAGAAGAGTACAGCTACAGTGGAAAAGGTTTCTACAGCAGCTCCTCTGATTGGGAAACTACAAAAATTCAGAAACATTCAGACCCACATGGCTGGTGAGTACAACGGAGGAACCTGGACAGAAGCAAGGTTTAGAAGCTTTGTTGTCAGCGCTCTACGCAGCGCTTCCAGACGCTGGCCTGTGAAATATCAGGTGCTGAAGGAAGCCTGTGTAGGGCGCTACATCAACAAGGAAACAGGAAAGCTGGCACAGCATTACAAGTGTGCTCATTGCTCAGAACAATTCCCTGCAAAGCTTGTGGCTGTTGACCACATTGAACCAGTGGTGCATACTACAGAGGGATTTGTCAGTTGGGATAGGTTTGTAGAGCGTCTGTTCTGTGAGAAGGATGGTCTACAAGTTTTGTGTAAGGTCTGTCATAAAGAGAAGACAGCAAAGGAACGAAAGGAACGAAATGTACACGCTAGAACTGGACGAGGAAACAGCAGAAATCTTCATTATGTCGTTTCTGCAGAAGGAGTACAAAAACCTGTGGCAAGAAGAACAAAGCCCAAGCTTTGATGATAAACATCCTGAAGACCAGAACGCCACCTTCAACACCCGTATAGGCATTGAGGCAGTGCTGAAATACTATATGGTGCCATCAGAAGCTGAGAAGTTCTTCCAAGATGTTGCTGATGGTAAGGACGAAGAAACTCTGGTAGTCCACATGGACAACGAAACAGCTCAGAAAGTTTTTGAAGCTTCCATCTACTCAGCCATCAACAACTATCTTCAGGAACAGAAAGATGCCGTCAAAAGCTACACTCATCTGGGCAACACCGAATCTTGAAAGCGTCATTGCCTATTGTGCCCGTGTCAGCAATCCTGCTAACCAGCACAATGACGGGACAGCACCAAAGCTTCTTCGCTATTGCATGAAGCACAAGCATTGGTCTGTGTTTGAAATGGGCAATGTCTGCATCGAGATTGAAACAACTCGGGACATTGCTCGACAAATCCTGCGGCACCGAAGCTTTAGCTTCCAAGAATTTAGCCAGCGTTATGCTGTTGTGGGAGACCATGACATCAGCGAGGCTAGGATGCAAGACAACAAAAATAGGCAGAACAGCCTACCCACTGAAGACAGGGAAGTGCAGCGTTGGTGGGAAGAGCAGCAACAGAAGACCTGGAAGCAGGCTAAGAATGTGTATGAACATGCCCTACACATGGGCATTGCAAAAGAGGTGGCTAGGAAGGTGTTGCCTGAAGGGTTGACGATGTCCCGAATGTATGTCAATGGTACTGTGCGTAGCTGGCTGCACTACATTGATGTACGCTGTGACGACGCTACTCAAAAGGAACATAGGGAAGTGGCTCAGCAATGTAAGAAGATTGTTTCTGAATTGCTTCCTTCCTTATTTGAAATGCCTGACGGGAGCTACTATGGTACGAATCAAGTTTGTTGATCCACCACAAGGATGGAAATATGGCTTCCCTAAACCAATCCCAGAGACCGTTGTTGATTTCAGACAATGGCTCATTGACAATGGATATCCAGAAAGGCTCATCGATGAATACGGAAACTACTTCTACTGCAGGAGTTGGTATCAAGACGTTGAATGACTATCAAGAAAAAGCATGGAGCTATGCACTGCCCACAGCTAAAGAATCTTCCTATCTCTTTCCAGGCATTGCTGCTGAGGTAGGTGAACTCTGTGGTGTGCAGGCTAAATATGTCAGAGACAATCCAACGTCTGTTGACATGTTCTCATGGGAGAATAGGCAGGAAGCATTGAAGAAGGAACTAGGTGATATCCTGTGGTTTGTTGCAGGTATTGCCAGCAACTACTACTGGAAGTTGGAAGACATCGCTCAAATGAACATCAACAAGCTGGAGGATAGGAAGCAACGAAACGTGATTCAGGGAAGTGGTGACAATCGCTAAACATGTAGACACAGATACTTGCGGTGTATCTGCTTTGCGGATACATTGCATTTATCTGAAAGACAGATGACAATAGCTAATCATGGTTTACTACAACGAGATTGATGCCTACGCTGCTCAATGGCTGCGTAATCTAATTGAGGCAGGACACATTGCAAAAGGAGATGTAGACACACGATCAATTGTTGATGTTCAACCAGAAGACTTGAAAGGCTACAAGCAATGTCATTTCTTCGGTGGAATTGGAGTTTGGAGTTATGCTTTACGACAAGCAGGTTGGTCTGATGACAGAGAAGTATGGACAGGGAGCTGTCCTTGTCAACCGTTTAGCAGTGCAGGAAAAGGAAAAGGATTTGATGACGAACGACATCTCTGGCCTGAAATGTTCAGACTCATTGCAGCCTGCAAGCCTTCAGTTGTCTTTGGCGAACAGGTTGCGAGCAAAGACGGCTTATCTTGGCTCGACTCTGTACAAGCTGACTTGGAAGGAGCGAACTACTCCAGCGCAGCGGCAGATCTGTGCGCTGCGGGCGTCGGTGCCCCGCATATCAGACAACGACTTTACTGGGTGGCCCACTGCGATCACAAACGATCAACACGGGAGTACACACTGCTACAGCGGCAAGAATCTGGACGGAACAAACAAGATTTCGTTGAAGTTACCTGGAGCGGCGAAACTATCAAGCTGGCCTGCGCCCAATACGATGGACACAGTCGATCGCAAGCATATGAGACCGAGTCGAGCAGCTACCGGACGGGAGACAGGTTACCTGACCGAAGCGTTGGTGGACTACGCAAAACCAATCCCGGCCCGACTAACGACCACTGGCGAGATGCTGACTGGCTCTTCTGCCGGGATGGAAAGTGGAGGCCAGTTGAACCCGGCACATTCCCGCTGGCTCATGGGGCTCCCGCCAAAGTGGGACGATTGCGCGCCTACGGTAATGCCATCGTCCCGCAAGTCGCGCAAACATTCATAGAAGCCTATATGAATCTGTGATATAACCATCGACCCAATTTAAGGCAGCTTCAATGCTGCCTTTGTTTTCTGTAAAGGAAGAAATGATGACCCCTTATGAAACATACATTGCCAAGAGCCGGTATGCCCGCTTCTTGGACAACGAAGGACGACGCGAGCATTGGCCTGAGACGGTCAATCGCTATTTCGATTTCATGCAAAAGCACCTGAAAGAGAAGCACAATTACAATCTCAATCCTGAACTTCGTTCAGCGCTTCAGAAGGCTGTGACGGACAGGGAAGTGTTGCCTTCCATGCGCTCCATCATGACCGCTGGTGAGGCATTGGAGCGTCAGAATGTGGCAGGCTACAACTGCTCCTATCTGCCCATTGATGATCCCAAGGCTTTCGATGAAGCCATGTACATCTTGCTGTGCGGCACTGGTGTTGGCTTCAGTGTTGAGCAGCAATACGTCAACAAGCTTCCTGATGTACCTGAGCGGCTGTTTGACAGCGCCACCACCATTGTGGTCAAGGACAGCAAGGAAGGCTGGGCAAAGGCTCTACGGCAGCTTGTAGCGCTTCTGTACGCTGGTGAAGTGCCTAAGTGGGATGTCTCTGGTGTTCGTCCTGCTGGAGCCCGTTTGAAGACCTTTGGTGGGCGTGCCTCCGGTCCTGGTCCTCTGGAAGAACTGTTCAAGTATGTGACACAGAAGTTCAAGGGTGCCACTGGTCGAAAACTCACTTCTCTGGAATGCCATGACATCATGTGCAAGATTGGTGAAGTGGTGGTTGTTGGTGGTGTTCGTCGCAGCGCCATGATTTCTCTGTCCAATCTTGGTGATGATCGTATGGCTCATGCCAAGGCAGGAAATTGGTGGGACGGGAATGGTCAACGGGCGTTGGCAAACAACAGCGCTGTGTATGATAGCCGTCCTGATGTTGGTAAGTTCATGCGTGAATGGTGTTCCATCTATGACAGCCATTCTGGTGAACGAGGCATTTTCAGCCGATATGCAAGCAAAATTCAGGCAGCTAAGAATGGGAGGAGAGATGCCGAGCAAGAATGGGGTACGAACCCTTGCTCCGAAATTATTCTACGGCCTTATCAATTCTGTTAATAGATAGCAGCCTCAAGGAGTAATCCTTGTTGAACACCGTGTGAATTCAGGGGAAACCCAGACCGGGCAATCCTGAGCCAAGCCTAAGAAATTAGGAAGGTGCAACGACTATCTCGAAAGAGAGTACATCCAAGTGGATGGAAGCGCACGGCCCCTGAAAAGGGTGATGATATAGTCTAAGCTGCATAGGAATATGCAGATGGGTTGACAAACAGATCTGAATACTGTAAAACGGAAGTATTACAGAACTAGGAGGTTTGTCATGGAGTTGGTAAAAAACAGAGAAGGATATTTTGTTAGCACAACACACAGAGAGTGCACAGCTTGTGGTGTAGTCTTTGAAAAAACTAGCAGAATGACCTTGTGCAAGGAATGCAATTGCAAACGTGTTAAGTCAATGTCGCCGGAATGGCGAATGCACAACAGAGCAAAGCAAAGAGCAGCAGCTTCTGGAATGGCATTCAACATAGAAGTAGAAGACATTGTTATCCCAGAGACTTGTCCAATTCTTGGACTGCCTTTGAAGATTAACAACCACAGTTATGGAAAAGGTCACGGACCTAATAACTATTCTCCTTCTCTTGACCGGATTGACAACACAAAAGGCTATGTAAAGGGAAACGTACAAGTTATCTCTCAACTAGCCAACAAGATGAAAAGCGATGCGACAATTGAACAATTGCAATCTTTCTCTCTGTGGATCAACTCTACATTCCCTGTTGTGGATTAACGACCCACAGCGAATGCATCTGAATCTTTCCACTGTTGTTGTTCGTAGCGACGACACCGTTGAACGACTGGCTGAGAAAGTTGCTCTGGCAACAATTTTGGGAACTTTTCAATCGACGATGACACACTTCCCTTACCTGCGTAAGGTATGGCAAACCAACACCGAGGAAGAGCGTCTCTTGGGTGTTTCAATGACGGGTATTCTCGACAATGCTCTACTCAACAATCCTGACGATGAGTCTTTGCCTGCGCTTCTTGAGAAGTTCCGCAGCATTGCTGTGCAAACCAACAAAGAACTTGCTGAAGCCATTGGCATCCCTCAGTCTGCTGCTGTCACTTGTGTCAAGCCAGAAGGTACAGCGTCTCAGCTTGCAGGCACAGCCAGTGGAATTCATCCGCAGCATTCGCGCCACTACATTCGGCGTGTCCGCAGCGACAACAAAGACCCTCTGACGGCTTTTCTGAAGAACAGTGGCTTTCATGCTGAACCTTGTGTAATGAAGCCTGACAGCACCACTGTCTTCAGCTTCCCGATGAAGTGTGCAGATGATGCTGTTGTTCGTGACGACATGACGGCTATTCAGCATCTACGTCTGTGGCTCATCTATCAACGCCATTGGTGTGAGCACAAGCCTTCTGTCACCATCTCCGTCAAGGAAGAGGAGTGGCCTGAGGTTGGTGCTTGGGTGTGGAAACACTTTGATGAAATCACTGGTGTTAGTTTCCTCCCACACGATGGAGGAACCTACCGTCAAGCTCCTTATGAGGAAATTGATGCTGATACATATAACAAGCTTGTACATCAGATTCCTAAGGACATTGCCTGGGAAACATTCATCGAAAACACCGATAATGTCGAAGGAGCACAAATGCTAGCCTGCACTGCTGGTGTATGTGAAATGCCTTAAAACTGAAACAAAGAAGGAGCTACAATGGCTCCTTCTTTTCCATGAGGAGAGCTATGGTTACGAAGAGAAAGGCAGCGTTGTTTGAAGGTGCTACAGAAACCCCTAGCCAAACTACGACAAGATCGCTCAAGATAAAGCTGGACGACATGGGCACCGTCCAGCCTAAGACAGCCATGCAGAAGGCTTTCTTTGACGCCTACAAGGCTGGTCACTACTTCATGTGTCTGCATGGTGTTGCTGGTACAGGTAAGAGCTACATAGCCCTCTATAGGGCCTTGGAAGAGGTGCTGGACAAGTCTTCATCGTTTGACCGGGTTGTCATCATTCGCTCTGCTGTTCAAGGCAGAGACATGGGACATCTTCCAGGCAATGTTGAAGACAAGATGGAGGTGTACATCCAGCCCTATCGTCAAATTACAACAGACTTCTTCAACAGGAAGGATGCTTGGGATAGACTTTGTGAGCAAGGACACATAGAATTCTTGTCTACGTCGTTCATCCGAGGCACCACGTTCTGGAACTCCATCATCCTTGTTGATGAATTCCAGAATATGAACTTTGAAGAACTAGACACCATCATTACCCGTGTCGGTAGCAACAGTAAAATCATCTTCTGTGGAGACATTCGTCAGACTGACCTACGGAAGAAGGATGACAGGACAGGACTACCTAAGTTCATGTCCATTGCTGACAGCATGACTCAATTCAGCAAGTTCGAGTTTGGTGTGAACGACATTGTCAGGAGTAGCTTGGTCAAAGACTACATCATTGCCAAGACCAAGTATGAGGACGGAGAACAGAAATGAGCATTCAAATTGAATTTCGACATGGCTTTGGCATCGACTTCGAGTTCAACGAACATATGTGTGTTCGTGTTGGTGCCTACGATGAAAACGGCAAAGAGCTTGACGGAGAAACCATCCTTTGCTACATTGGGCACATCATCAGACTCCCTTTGATGAACATCTACATCGGTGAGTTTGTACCGATTCAAGAGATGAACAATTTTAGCGGCTTCCACAAGACACCCTTCAACGAGAAGGTAGAGGAGAAGAAGGATGACCAATAACTCATTCGCTTACAAAGAAGGCTACTATGCCTTCAGCCGAGGCTGGACTGAGAACAAGTACAACTACACCACCAGCAAAGGCAAAGAATGGCAGCGTGGTTTTGACCGAGCCTATTTTGATAACCTAGACTCACTCAAAAGGAAGAACCATGTGGATCACTCCGGTAAGTAAAGACGTAAACAACATCAAGCTCACCCATTGGGCTGTTGTTGAAGCAGACGACGGTAGACACTTCTGTGGAGTTGACCAGACTGATTTGATTGGAATGGTAAGAGTTAGCACGTTCATGCTAAAGTTTGACATGACTACCATGACAGGCACTACCAGGAGCGGTAGAGTGTATACACTCATTGGAGAACCTGCTGGTCTCATTGGACGCAGTCTTGCGTTGTGGGAAGATTGGGCTGCTCTCAACAATATTGAGACATGGAAGGATGTCACTGAGGAATATACGTCTGTAGCTCAATAGGATAGAGCAGCCGCCTTCTAAGCGGCAGGTTGCTAGGTTCAAGTCCTGCCAGACGTACCAAAGCCCTGTAAGCATTGCTGGCGATGCATCGGATTTGTAACCCGGAGATAGTAGGTTCGATTCCTACACAGGGCACCACACATGCGGTAGTGGCGAAATCGGTAGACGCAAGGGACTTAAAATCCCTCGACAACATTGTCGTACCAGTTCGACTCTGGTCTGCCGCACCAATAAGAAATAGCATGGAACAAACGGTTTCTATAGAAAACATTCTGGAACAATAGGAAAAATCATGGAGCAGACAGTTTTTGACATCATTGAACGAACCAAAGCCCTAGATGCACTTGCAGAAATGTCCCAGGAATACGAAAAAGCTATGCAGGAGATTAAAGCTGAGCAAGAGAAATACTGGAACAGCCTCACCAAAAGCCAACAACTAGATGTGTTTTGCTGTGTTGTTCGACGCATCCACAAGGCTGAGTTTCAAGACAAGGGAACCTATCGTTATGTTCTGTACAACACCTTTGGATTTGACGAAAGCAGCTATGCCTTAGCTCTGGAGGCAGGCTACATGGATATCCATAACAGATTATTCAGAGACGACGATTGGAAATGACAAAGGCCCCGTAAGGGGCCTTCTTTTTGTTAGCGTCCTAGTCCTAGTCGCCTCATTTGTTCTGCTGTTAAAGGATTTCTCCCAACATCTCCAGAGATGTCAAAGTCTCCCTGAATCACTCTAAGCTTGTCCTCCAATGTTGTAGGACGACGCTTGAATGTTTTCATGAACTGGTCTTCAGCAGCTTCCTTCTTTTCTCTGGACAACCCATAATACATAAGTTGAATAGCTTCTTCAGGCTGTGTCTGCAGATACACTTCTCTAGCTGTCTTCTTGACATCATTCAACACCATATTCATCCGCTCTTTGATAGCGTTTCTCTGACCATTGATGGACATCGACTTGTACATAGGGTCTTTGAAGATGAGTTGTTCCACCGCCGCTTGGAAAGGAGCCTGGGCAAGACGAATGGTGAAATTGTCTAGTGTCTTGTCTCCAGTGGTTTTGAACACAGAGAATGGTTCAAGACGCAGCCTAGCCAGTTCGTTTTCAATGCGTGATGTAGGTGGTGTAGGTCTAAGCCCTTGTACCTGCCTAATCGCTGTAGGAACCTGCTGAGGCTCTGATTGAAACAGAGAAGGCTTCTCCTGCAGTTGTCCACGAAGACCCGGCACAGGCCCCATAAGAGGCCCCAGTAAGGCATCAGCAAAGGGACCAACATCCTGCTCCAGCGCTGTAGGAGCACGGGTGTCTACAACCTTGTAGTCTTCCATGATGAAGTTGGCGATGTCATAGATAGGGTTGAAGAAGTTATCGAATCGTCCAAGGAAGTCACCAGCGGCTGTGCCTGCTTTTCTCTGAAGACCTTCTGTGATGCCTCCTTCAAATATGCGAGCAGCCTGATCAAACACTGTGTTTTGAGCCGCTGACTGTCTACCAAGACCAGTCATAAGCTCAACAAACTTCTTTCCATCGAATTTACGAACACGGTCTAGTTCAAGACGTTCTGCTTGGAGGAGAAGGTTTTGTCTTCCTTTTTCATTCAGAGCTACACTTTCAGCCCGCTTACGGATGTCAGCAGCTTCCTTTGCTCTTTCTTCTGGAGACATTGTCAGCGTGTAATACAGAGTCTGAGGCAGGTCTTTTAGGAACAATGAAGCCTCAGCCATAGCAGACACATTGACAAACGGGAACAAACCACTGCCATCTTCGACATTACCGTCTTCGTCTCTATATTGCCAAAACTCAATGTCCGAGTTCTCTTGTCTGTAGGCAATACCGCCAGCAATGGCTGCTGTACCGACGATGGAGTCGATAATTTTCTTCTTACCTTCATAGACAAGACCAGCAGCTTCTTCAATCTTCCCTGCATCAAGCATCTTCTGTGCGGTCAGAAGTTCTTTAGCTCCTCCAAGAGCAGACCCAGGAGTCATCCGATAGGTGTAACGGATAGCGTTGAGACTGAAACGAAGGAAGGGATTAACGGCTGTTCCTACAATAGTACCAACAGGGTTCTTATTCACCAGAGAAAGAACACTATGAGCTAAGTTTTCAGCATAGCCCTCAACGCTCTTTTCGCTTGTTGGTTTAAAGCTATACGAGAATGTCAGCTTGTTAGCGTCATCCACAGCACCACGCAGAACAGCAACAGGAATTGGCTTACTGTTGGCTACATAGTCTTCAAAGTCTAGACCAATAGCCTGCATACGCTCCTTCACAGCCTGGACAAACACAGGACGACGTACAACACTGTCAACGGCTCTGTTGAAGACGTTAATGGTGGACATCAGCTTATCTATCTTAGAAGGCATCCCATCTGTGTCTACAGCTTCACCACCAATGGCGCTGATGAGCCTGTTCAAACGAGGCTGATCTTTGAGCATCAAATCAGATAGCTCAGCGCTATAGCCACCATCAGCCATTTTTACAAGGATGTATGTGCTGTCAGCAAAGGCTTCAGAAATATCCTCTCTTACTCTTGCCGCGTTGATTGGAACATTACCACCGCGCATATCGTTAATGAGTCTTCCTGTTGTTGAATAGACAGCATCAATGGTGTCAGAGGCCACCTTCAACGGCACCGACCCCATAAGACCGATGGCGTTCATCACAGCAGTGGAAAAGCCTGCGGTGGAGGCAGCAACAGACACTCTAGCACCTGCAGCAGTCGCTTCCAAACCAGACCAGTATGTAGTTCCTTCAGAAGCCTTGGACATCTTCTGGAGAGCCTCCTCCAGCTTAGGATCACCAGCAACAGCGCCCTTCAAGAAACGAGACAACTTTGATGCTTCGCTAAGAGTTGCACCAGCCTGAGACAATGTCACTCTGAATGCTTCAAAGAACTGCTGTTCATCAACACCAGCCCGTTTGATGGCTTGTTGAAGCATATCTGGATCAGCTTCAGACAGTGTGTCTGCAACAGCTTGTGTAATTCTCACTTCTTGCAGATTTGGACGAAGCTGTGGATAGTCTGTATAGAGTTGTTTAGCCACCTTAAAGATGTCTTCAACAATGTCCTCACTCAGGACAGCTTCTGTTACCAGCCCAGGCTCATCCATCTTATCCAGTGACACTTCTCTGGCTTCTCTTCTAGCAATGCTATCAGCGAATATGGCTTTTCTGTTCTCTCCTGCAGCCTTTTCCTTTGTTCTGAATTGAGCAAGGAAGTCAGCCGTGGGTTTGTCGATAGTCCCTGCAGATTGTCCTCTACGTTGAATCAACGAAGAAATACGTTGCTGTGTTGTGAGAATTGGAGCAGCGCCAACACCAACACCACCGACAGCACCTAAAGCTGTACTAAGACCCACAGTGAGGGCTGTCTGTGCATAATCGACTTCTTCCTGAAGACCAAGTTCTTTTTTAGTAGTCTGAGAAATGACATCTGTGGCGCCTGCAGCAGCACCCTCAACACCACCAGTGACGGCTGCTGTTGTCAGGGCTGTCTTCAGGCCAGACTTCACAGCCCGTGTAGCAGCTTGTCTAACGGCCCATCCTGCAATGCCACCAACGTAGGTGGAAGGGCTCTGCAGCGTGGCTAGAATTTCTGGCCCAAGACCAGCCCCACCAATCTTGTCCGAAAGCCCATAGGCTTGTCTAGCAATTTCTTTCTGCTCAGGTGTAGCATTCAATGCCCAAGTTAGTTCATTGGCTAGACCAAAGTCTGTCTTGGCTTGGGAGCGCTTAAACTCAGCCACTAGCTTCAACGGGTCTTCTGGCAAAGCCTTGTTTGGATAACGCTCCTTCATGAATCGCTGGACAATGTTGAATTCGTCCTTGTTCTGGACGATGTCTTCAATGGTATAGCGGGGTGCTGAAGGAGCAGGAGACATCATCTCCGTAGCAGCAGCGCTGTAGTCGATGACAGGCTCTGTTATTTCAGCAGCAGTCCTTGCAGGACGAGGAGCTAGACCCTGTGTAACATCAATTACTGCTGGTTTTCCTGGTGGAACAAAAGGCTTCTCTAGCTGCTTCTCTGCTGCAATGAAGTCAAAGGAAGTCTGTTGAGGCTGTGCAGGCTGTGCTGCAGGAACAGGAGCCTGCATACTCTTCTCTGCTTCCAGAAAATCAAAGGCAGGCTTTTGCTGTTGAAGCTCTTCTTCTGCTTTAAGAAAATCAAAGGATGTCGCCATATTTAATCAACCACTCTGATGCCTTGCGCCTCAGCGGCTCTCTTAGCTACGTCATAAGGAACACTACGAGCCTTTGCCACAGCTTCTACCTGTGCTCTGGTTCGTGTCTGCTGAGAACTTGCTGCCGGTGGTGCTCCAGCGGCAGGTCTAGCAACAGACGCACCTGTAGCAGTACGAGTTGCTGCTGTCCCTGTCATAAAACCTGTAATGCCAAAGTTGTTCATCACTTCTCTAACAGAGTCATAAACAGGAACACCCTCAACAATGAATCTGTTGTCAATAAGAGCACGACGAGCAAATTCACGCATGTCAGCAAACAGCTTATCCTGCTGGTCCTTAGGCATGTCTGTTTTAACACCTCTGAATGTGTAGACAGTGCCGTCAGGAAGTTGTTGTGTTTTCTCTTCAGAGAAAGCTAACCAATCATTCCCATACTTCTGTTGCATACGGGTATTGACATACCTGTTTGTGCTTGAAGTGATGTCAGCAACTGTCCTTTGTTTTTGCTCTGGTGTACGCGCTGTTGTTGCTTCTTTATGCGCTAACATGCTTTGCTCGGTGACATCAATTTCATCATCAAGCATTGCCCGTTTGTCAGGATCTTGTTCTTTAATGCGTTTGAGCCTCAGCTTCTGAGCCTTAGACTCCAATGTCTTAAACGATTCCTCAGCAGTGATGGTTCCAAATCGGGCATAGTCCATCAAAGGGTCACCAGCAGAAGTAGCAGGCTGCTCATAAGCCAACAACTCAGCAGCAGAGGCGCCGCTTCCCATCGTTCTAGCAATTCGTTCTGCTCTTCCTGGACTAACACCTGTCCTAGCCCCCATAAATCCTCGTTGCTCACCAAGAGCAGCTTGCATTTGTTCAGGAGCTACAGGCTCAAGTGTTGTTGAAATGCTGTCAATGTATTTTTGGACAGTGCTGAAATTCTTAGGAAGCTTATCTTGATTTCTCTGTATATAGGCATCCAAATCAACAACTTCTCCCGCACTCTTCTTCTCAACAAATCCCTTAGCAAAAACGTCATTAGAAAGAAGAGCAAGTTTTTGTTCTTCTGATTCAGAACCATCAAGATAGGGAGAGATGGTGCTGTATCTGTCCATCAGTTCTTTCTTTCTAGCGGATGTCTCAACATCCCTCTTTTGCTTGTTAACAGCGGCAAGTTTGAGACGGCTTCTAATGAGTTCTTCGTTCTCTTCACGTTCTTTCTCAATACGCTCAGAGGCTCCTTTGGCAAAGCCTGTCAACAACCCCATCAATGCAATTGAAGCCATGTTATTCCCTCGCCATTAGACCAGCCGCCTGTTTGACAGCAGGGGCTTGTTTCACTTCAGCAACAGCCTGTTGAAGCACTTCCTTAGCAGTGGCTTCATCAATCTCTGTTGCTGCTTCAAAATCTTCATCCTCAACGATGTAGCCCATGTCGTTCATGTCACCAATGGTCTTCATCAATTCAATGAGGATAGGAAGAGCAACGAAGCCAACATCAACGCTATGGATGCCTTTCATGACACCAGTTTTAACCAGTGTCCTTGCCAGCGACATCAGAGACACATTGGCTTCCATAGCCTGCAGAACAACATCGACACTCTGCTCTGTTGTCAGCTTTTCTGTGTAATAGGCAACCACCTGATCAAGAGTGACAAACTGTGGGGGTTGCTCCCAAGGACGATTTCCTGGTGTTGTCGTCAGTGACATACCAGGAATCGGGTGCTGTGTAATTTCAATCATTTAACCAACTCCTCACGTTGCTTTCTGATGATGGAAACATACTTTGCAATCTGTGCCTCAGGACTATCCATAGGTGTCTTAGAAGGCTTTCCCTTAGGAGACAACAGCCCTGATGTTGAAACAGGAAGGCTCTTGTTCTGTTTTTCAATGATGGCATCAACCTTAGCCATTAGCGATTTGTAGTTGTTCATACTTGTCCTTAGAGATTAGCAAGCCATCCACCAATTGTCGTCCACATATCGCTTTTAGCTTTTGTGGAAGCTGCTGTTTCAACAGCCTTAGCACTAATTTCAGCAGAAGCTAGAGTGGTGATACGATCTTGGTCTTTTTCAAAGCTACTCCAAACCTTTTCCATCTGGTCTCTAAACAACTGCGTCTCATTATTGTACTCTGCCAGAGTCATCTGTTGCATATTCTGTGCTGTCAAATACAGAGCAGCATTCGTAGCAGCCGTGTCAGCAGTGGACACTTCTCTGCGCCATTGAGCGTTGCTCTGGTCAATGACAAGACGCTGATTGGCATTAAACTGTGCTCTAGCATTCGTCTGTTCAGTGTTGAACTTTGACACAGCGTTGGCCTGGTCTGTGTTGAACTGGTCAATGGCGTTCTTCTGCGAAGCATTAAACTGATTGACCTGCGTAGCCAAGGAAACCATGAACTGATCTACCTGGTTCTGACTAGTGGCGTTGAACTGCTTCATAGCGTTTTCAGCAGCCGCATCAGACAACAAAGCAGCACTGATTTGCTGACCCTTGAACAACGTAGCCTGCTGCTCACGATCAAGGTTAGCCATGTCCATAGCCAGGAAATTCTGAGCATTCATGACAGCAGCTTGCTGTCTGTTGTTCAGATTTGCCATGTCCATAGACGCATATGTAGCGGCATTGGCGAGAACAGAGGCCTGTTCGTTGCTCAGATCAGCCAGGTTAATCTGCTGAATAAACTGTGCATTGGCAAGAGCATTCTGCTGTGCTGCTGTGAAGTTGACATTGGCAATTTCAGCAACACGGGCAGCATTGGTGATGTTCACCTGCTGCTTGTTCGTCAACTCCTGCCCCTTCAGAGCAGCTTCAATCTGAGCATTAGCCAACGCTGTCTGTTGCTTGTTAGACAGATTAGCAAGATCAATGTTCATTGCATTTGTCGTGTTGAACAAACGAGTCTGTTGCTCATTGTTCAAGTTGAGGTTACGCTCTTGAAGAACACTGCTGACATTGAACAACGCTGTCTGCTGCGTGTTAGACAACACCTGTCCCTCCAGCGCTGCTCTGGCTTGGAAGTCTTGAATGAAGGCTTGTTGCTTGTTGCTGGCTTCAATGCCAGCGGCTTCAAAGTTTTGTGTGCTTTGAAGCACAGCCATCTGCTGATCGTTGGTGAGTTCTTGACCCTTCATAGCTGCTCTCACCTGGAGATTACTCAACGCTGTCTGTTGTCTAGCCGACAGATTGGTGAACTCCACTTGCAAGTTCTCTGCTGAGCGTGCCAACACAGCCTGTTGCGAATTGCTCAGGTTAAGGTTGTTCACTTCAGCGTATCTTGCAGCGTTGGCAAGAGATGTCTGTGTTTTGACATCAAGGTTCTTCTCAGCAACAGCAGCTTTGATGTTAGCGTTTGCTAACACTACAGCTTGCATATTAGACAAACTCTGTGTCTGTAAGGCAAAGGCGTTGGTGCTATTCTGAAGGGCTGCTTTTTGTCTATTATCTAAGTTTGCAAGCTCCAAACCCTGCTGTGCTGCTGCATTGGCAATTGCAACAGCTTGTCTATTGCTAAGATTTTGCATATCCATTGCAGCAAAAGTAGCAGCATCAATCTTAGCGTAGGGAAGAGCCTCTTCCATCATTGCTCGGACTATGGCAGCACCAGCCATGCTGCTGCCTCCTAAGCCTCTAGCAGCCATAGCAGCATTCGCTGCTTTAATCCCCTCAGCCGCCCATAAGGGTGTTCCATCCTTAAATTGATTCAGCAGCTTTTCCACCTGACCAAAGACAGTGGATTCAGCAGAGACGGTGCCTGTTTGTAGTGTAGCAAGATATTGACTAAAGTCTCCTTGTTCAGCCTTCATCTTGGCTTCTTCATTGAGCTTGTCCATCGTGGCTGCAATAGCCTTGACAGGTTCATCAATCTGAAGAGCTTGCTTAGAGACATCAATCAGTTCTTCTTGGGTGATAGCACGCTGCTGACCAACTGCAGTGGAAGATGCTGTTGTTTGCTCTGTATTAGCTGCAGGAATCTCAGCAGCCTTTGCCGGAGGCAACACAGCAGGAGCATCCATACCAGCATACTTCGTCTCAGGCAGGGTGTAGTTGGTTGCTGCTTTTGCTTCTGGTGTTCCTGACAATAGCGCAGGATCTGTCTTAAACACACCTTCTGTTGTTTGAGCATCAGATTTAGCAAAACCACCAACATCAGCAACAGTAGCTGCCTTTGCCTTCTGTTCCTCTGTCATCTGCAAAGGTGTGGGCGCTGTCACTTGAGCAGCATCAGGTGCTTCAGGTGCCTTAGCAGTAGCGCCTTCAGAAACAATCCCTGCCTCAGGTCTCACCTGAGCTTGTTGGCTTACAGAGCCTTGTGCAGCTTGTGTTCCTTCCAAAGCAGTTTTGATGCCTTCAGCAGCACCCGTAGCCTCGGCTGTCTTTGCTGTAATTTGCGTAGGCTGTGCAGCTTGTGCCGCTGTCCCTGCCTGCGTTGTTGTCGCTGTAGCGGCTGTGCCTGCGCCACCCGTGCCAGCAATGGATTGTTCAGGAGTGATGGCTGTCTTAGCTGATGTAACAGCGGCAGCATCTCCCGGCTTGGGGACACCAGCTCTGCCTTCTGTTTCTTCAAAGGTAGTTCCACCACCTCCGGTAACAGAGCCTGTTGGCGCTGGTGCAGGAGAAGAAACAGGTGCAGGAGCCGGTGCCTCTACAGGGGCTGGTGCAGGAGACGGAGAAGGAGAAGGAGACGTTGTAGAATTTTGGAGAGGACCGACACCATCAATCGGACCAGGAGTTTGCGTAGGCGACGGGGCAGGGGCTGTTACAGATGTAGGAGCCGGTGCAGGAGCGTTTACTTGTGTGTTGTTAAAGACGTAAGTAGCCTTCTTTGTGACAGGATCGTAGTATGTATTTGTGGTGGCAGGGTCATACTTATTTCCTGTGTCCACATCAACAAACGACTTACCATCAAATATAACATTACTGGAAGAGGGGAGACCAGCAAACTTTTCCGGAACTCCACCACCATCAGCATATCCAACAACACCACCCTTAGCCATGCGCTGGGCATACTTATCCGAGACAGCGTTGTACTTCATCATCAATGCAGGAGAGCTTTGGAGAAACTCGTCAAAGCCCTGCATAGGGCCATCGTAGCCCAGCTTACGAGCCAATACTTCACGCTGCTTAGATGTAAAAGATGTGTTCATATTTGTCCTATTCACTCAGAAACAAAGCTCTTTCTGCCTGCCTACGTCTAACAAGACCAGGAAGCACCTTTCCTGCCGCTTTAGTCCACGACATGAAAGCATCAGCAGCTTTCTCAAAGTCTCCTCTATTGATAGCCATACGCATTCCAGAACGCTGGAAATTACCTAACCCTGCATTGAACGCAAAAGAGACACAAGCATCAAATGCTCCTTGACGACCAATAAGACTAGGAGCAAGACGAAATACGCCTCGCTCAAATATGCTGAGATCGTTCTCAAAAAGCCCATTCACTTCTTCCTTGCTCCATGTTCTGCTATCAGCAGCACGCAATGGGTAGTCTTTTCTAACCAACCCTGTGTAGCCCTCCTTAGCGGTCATAGGCAACGCAATCTGATCCTGATACAAGACATGACCATAACCAATGGTCCAGATGTGAGCAGGGCATAGATAGGGCTTTAGACGACACCCTTCAAACTGGTGCATCAATTCTATACCTTTTTTGCTTGTTTTCATTTCTTAGAGAAAGCCTGAGTACCAAACCAGAAGGCAATGATGGAAGACAAGATGATCATTTCATCATCAGTGAATGCCTGCATCACAACAGTGTTGAAATCGAGCCCTTCAGACCAGCCCCACCAAATGATAGCGAAGTTGATGATGACAAGCTCAATAACGAAGATGAGGGTGACCAAAGGACGAATGATGGCTCTGAGGTTGACAACCCAACGGCTTGCTCCTTGACCAATAGCAATATCATGAGCTAACAACGCCTTCTGATGATCAACCACTGTTTCATGTTCTCGAATGGAAGCATCAACCTTCTGTTGGTCTAGCCTGATTTCTTCAACACGGGCTTGGGCAACATAGCCTCTTTCAAGCATTTGCAACTCTTTGTCATTCTGCATACGGGCAAGAGCAAGCTCATGTTTCTTGTCTGATCTGTCTTGGAAAAACTCCAAAAACTTAGGCAGACCACCCATCAAAAAGGAAGCAATCGTGGACAACAAACTAATCATAACTCTGCTCCTTGCATTAGTGAATACACCACATCAGCTATGGCCCAGATTAGGTAGGCTAAGAAAATGATAGAGGCCCCTAATATGGTGTTCATTACAGCGCCCTTTCTCTTCTGTGCCTGTAGGTGCTGTAGTCTCTTTCTATTGGTGGTAATCTTTTTACGCTCTTCTATCATCTCTCTGTAGGCATTGATGCCAAAGCGATAGACAATCATTGTTCTCAACTCTGTCTCCTGCTCCTCAATCTTCTTTCTTCTTATCAGAGCTTCTAAGGCTTCCTGCTCTACCGATCCTTTATGTACTATCTGCTTGAACAGAGACGGGTTGTTTGCTTCTTCGTCAGCCTTGTTTATGTCAGCACATGCGTTGAACCATCTACCCAAGCTTGAAGCAATGTCTTCAATCTCCTGACCTATCTCAATGCCTCTTTTAATGGCGTTGTAGGCAGCAGTGGCAGTGGCGAAAGCGCTGACAGGATCAATCACGGCGTTTTAGGTCTTTGTAGATTTGATAGAGCTTTTGCCCTATCAGCAGAACCGTGTAGATGAGAGTAGCCCACACCAAAATCTCTGACACCTGATATCCAGCCAACGTCGCTAAAGACACTGTTGCAGGAGGAGCCATCTTTGCGGCAACAATTGCACCAGACTCTGTAATTTGCTCTGTTGAAGACATAGGCGCCCCTTAGCGTCTGTCGTTGGTTGAGTATTCAACGGTGAACGATTGAATAACATACGGAGGAATATTGGTGTTGGAGGTGAACTTCAACGAGACAACTTCACCGTTGCCAATCAACGGAGTGACATAGCTAGGGCTGGTGTTGTCTCCATATGTGGTTCCTGTGGTGCCAACAACGACAGCAGGAGGCTGAATCACATCAGACTTGCTGTAGTTGAGAAGGGTGTCAACGGTGATGGTGACAGCACCTTCAGGCTCCACAGTGGTTTCTAAATTCAAGAACGCCTTACGCACCCTAGGATCATTCATGTGATAGTAAGGAGTGCTGTAGGTGGCAGTGATGTTTGTACCATCAAAGGTGTTACCGCTATCCATCTCATAGATGTAAGTGGTTTGTCCAGACCCGTTGTTATTGACAAACACAACAGTATTCTCATATCTCCAAAAATCAGAAACAATGGGCTTGATACCTTGAATCAAAGACCAGAAGGTTTCTGCAGGATTAAGACTAACCTGAGAACCAGCAATTGCAATGGTATTTGCTGGTGTAGTGGAATTGTTGTACTTAAACACACGGTATTGACCCTTACCGGGGAGGAACACACTAGGATAGAAGTTCTGACCATTCAATGAATCAGTAAGAAGAGTGTTCATCTCTGTCTTAATAGTATTGGACAAGACACTAATTCCAAGTCCACTAGACTGATCAGAATCAGAAAGACGAGAAAGACCTGTATCAGACAGGAACATCACATCACCATTGATTTCTTGAATGGAAAGACCATCAACGCATCCTGTGTTTTCCGTAATGACAGAAAGACTAAAGTTGTCTACACTTGATCCTGTCAGTCTAAAGATGTTAAATCGACAAAAAATAATCAGACTATCTCTAAGCGGCATTAGACCAACAACAGTACCAGGAACTGTTATTTGTCCTGCTCCCGAAGCAGCCGTGTAGTCATACTCATCAAACGGAGCAGAGAAATACAAATTTGAAGGAGAAGCCCAGAACAGATGGTTCTTGTAATAAGCTGCATTAATCACAGCTTCTCCATCGCTCTGAAGAATATCGTATAGCTGCGTTACAGGTTCATATGAAGTAGAAGACACAATCAGGGGATATCTGTCTCCTGCGGGATAGGCTACATAGCTTGTTTCCCCTTTAGAGTATTTTCCAGAACTATATGTAAAACTGCTGGACATATTAGCTAGTCTTCTAACCCATACAATAAGAGCTTCATTAGCTGGACTAGAAGGAAGGGCTGGGTAAATTGTCAGAGTAGCTGTTCCAGTTGTTGCTGAATAGGACGATACGCTAGAAATAGCAAACAAACTAGGAAACGTGCTTGATCCTGTCTCTATCCAGAAAGTATCATAAGCCTCAGGACGCTGTTTTAGATTCTTAATTGTTAGAGTTGTTCCTGTCTGTCCTGCCCCATTCACCCTAGAATAGAAAGAAGAACCAGAAGGATAATCTCCAAGAGAAAGGTAGAGGACATTGTTTAGATTTCTTCCAATGTTGCCGTATTCGTTAATGGTAATGACATGCTCATTAAGCGTGAACAACGACAGTTCTGTAAGAATAAAAGAATTCTGTTGAAGGAATACAAAATGTCTCGCTGTTAAATTGGTTGTCAAAGCCGGTGTAAACGTAATAACAGCATGGATGTCTCTAGGAGAAGAAGGATCATCAGTAATAGATGACACCGTGTATACGGTAGCAGACCCAGACACAGTGAATGTTATTGTTCCTGTTCCATTGAAATCGGACAGATAGTACCACCCACCAACATTGATTGATGTAGCTCCAATGGAATAGGCTTGTCTTGTCCAAACAATAGGCAAAGCAGAAACAGGAGTGTTAGACCACTTCGTATACCCATTAATACGTCTATAGCCACCTTCAACAGAAGGCTCAAAGTTGATGAGTTCTCTAGCTGTCCCAGGCATCTGAGCAGATTGTGCCAATGTAGGCTGGTTTGTAACCAACCCACCTGTACAGCTAACAGCAAATGTTTCTACTC